TCACAGCCGAACGATTCCGCCGTAGCGGCTCACGTCAGCTTCGTTTAGTTTGCGGCGCTTGAGAAACCGCAACAGGTCTTCCAGCTCCTCTGTATTGTCCGCAACGCAAGTACGGATGGCGTAATACTGCAACTCCGGATTTATCCTGCCGCGAATGCCGACAAGGTGAAGGTCGCGGTCTTCAACGTCCTTCTTGCAGACATACGCTGTCACAGCGCCGGTCTGTCGGCACACCTCACGGCAGACGATAGTTATTCCGCTGCTCATGCGTCCATCTCCTTTCCGTCATAGCCGTACAGCCTTCCGAGCGCGATAACCTCTTTCGCCAGCGCCAGCAGCGCACCTTCTGGCGCGGAGGGCAGCTTCGCCCTGCTTGCCGCCGATGCCAGCATAATCAACTCGGATTTGAGAGACGCTGCGGCCTGCCGTGTGTCGGCTTTTTGAACGTCACGGTCAAGGGCGTCTGCCAGAGCCTCGTATTTGTGATAGGCATTGTCATACCGCGTCATGCCGGTGCTCTGGTAGGCGTCGTATGCTTCCTGTGCCTTGCGTCGGAAATCCACGGCGCAGGCCACGACGATTTCCCGGTCGGTCATATTGTCAACTCGCATTAGACTTTCACCTCCTCGCCATTCCGAAATGCCGCGACTGTGTGCCAGCCGTCAAGCACCCTCTCACGGTAAACCATCGGGTGCGAACAGACGACGGCGTGCTTGTGCGGCTTGTCCATCACCCGGATCAGAATGTCCGGCGCGGCTTCGCTGTTTTCCAACGCCCGCTGCCGGGCTTCAGCTATGCTCTTTTTCACGGTGCGGTGCCTCCTCTGGTGTAGGTTTGATCCGGATAATTCTTTCAAACATTGTGATACGCCTATGGATGATTTCCATGCCGTCATAACAGCCGCCCACTTTGCCCGCTGCGTGTTGCAGCCAGTCGCGGTGAACTTCCCAGCCCAATTCGTGCTTTTCTTCTGCCGCTTCCAAAGCTGCGGCCTCTGCTCTGGCTTCACGACCGAGGGTTTCGCACAAAATCCTCTGCTCCTCAAGGGCCTGACAGAGACACGGCAACGCGGCACGCGCGATTTGCTGGCACCTCGAAAGCACCGCGTCACTGTCAGCTTCGATCCAGACGTCAGGGTCGTACCCTTTGGCGGTGCAATACTCCTCCGCCTCATAGATCGAGCCGAACACGATGCCGCGCACCAGCGCATACCCGCAGTTCGTATTCTTGAATTTCCCGGACCTCACATATTTGTGCATTATCCTGCCTCCTTGAAAAGCCTGTCCATGCTCCGGAAGATACGCCGAAGCTGCCACACAGACGAAAAGTAGCCGGGCGTGTACCAGTAGGCCGTGGGGTCGTCCCCGTCGTGCATGGGGTCGGTCAAGGTGTTCCCGATCTTGACGTAGCCCGCACAGCCCAGCAGCGAGAGCTGAATATAGCACATCATCCCCGTTGTGAAGTCGAGGTCCTGCGCCATCACAAGGACGTGATTCTGCCAGTGCAGCGGGCTTTTTGCCTCAAACAACTGCTTTTCGATCTGATTCACCGCCGCGATCAGTGTAGCTCCCGCTCCGCACGCGCAGTCATTCAGCGTGACGAAGCCGTCGCGGTTGATCTGCTCTACAACGTCACCGGTGGTAATCTCCGCCATGCAGCGGCAGATGTCATAGGGTGTGAAGAACTGGCCGATCCAGTGATTGCCGAGTTCCAGCTCCATGTACGCGCCGCCCAGAAAATCCTGCTCCCGGTCGACGTCAAAGGCGTTGACCACATCCTCTACCAGTTCAGGGAATACCATGCGCTCTGCCTTCTCGTACTTCTCGATGATCCGCTTATACATTGCCTCGCGCTCTGTGCGGTATCGGCTATCCACGGCATTGGAAAGCGCAACGGCGAACATGGTGATGAAGTCGCTCCACACCTGCCACAGAGGGAAACGACGGGACAGGCCGCGAAATCGCTTCACAAAGTCTGCGCGCTTCTGATCTGCAATTCTCACAATGTTCCCTCCCGTGTGTAGCTCTCGCACCGTTCGTCCGGCACCCAGTCGCGCCAGTGCTGTTCCAGCCACTTCTGCGCGGCTGCCAGACTGTGGCACGTCTTGACGGTCACAACTTCAATGTCGCCGTACTGTACCTCAAGGCAGGTTTCTACGGTGAAAGAAAACTCCGCCGTGCGGGTGATCCACCAGCGCTGACCGCCGAGGGTCGTTGCCAGACAAGTTGCTTCTCCGTGTGTCTCGCGGATGATCTCATAGGTTGCCATACATAACACCTCCTATTCTTCGGTCGTCATTCGGATGAACGGACCGGCATAATCGCAGATAGCGGTAGGATGCAGGCCATCTTCGATATGGGCGCGTTCAAGGTTACGCAGTGTTATACTCTGGGGCAGAGCCGACAGGACCTCATACGCCCAGACCCAATTCCAGCAATCCAGCCGATCTTTCCGGGCATCCAGCGTGGCGGCCACGCAGACCGCGACAACCGCCCTGCCATGCTTGGACAAACAGGCGTTAAAATTCTCGCGGGCCTTCGATGTCGAGAGGTCCGTCCTCGCTGCGTCGATCCGACGCAGCAGGGCGAATTTTGCCTCCCGGCTTCCATTACCAGCCAGTGCTTTGACCTCTTTGAACAGTGTTCGATCCAGTTTCATTACTTCTCTCCATTCTGCTTCAGCGTCGCGTTGAAGTGCTTGATGCGGTTATGATCCTCATACCACTTTCGGTCTTCGTCGCTCAGCTTCGTTGTGGGCCGGAAAGCGTTCTTGCCGGTCGTCTTGAAATACCAGTCCTTGCAAAGCGCGCAGGCAGCTTTTGCTGTAGGAGCTTCGACAGCAACGTCGGCCAGATACTCTGTCCGGTTTGCCTTGATGAAGAAATAGACCACATACGTTTTCATGTTTTACCTCCGTTGCCCTGCCATCTTCAGTGCCGGTGGGGCGGTTCCGGCAGACGCCCAAACGGGCGTTTCGGCTCATTGGAATTCGTTCTTTGTTGTTGACATCACGATTTCCCCGGTTTCAATGTCCATCGCACGGTAAAGGTATTTGTAGCCGTGGCGGTGCATCATCATCAGGAATGTGGCGGCGGCCTTATAGTCATCGCTCTTTATGCTGCCAACCACAGTTTCGATATCGCCATCAATCAGAATGGCCTGAACCAGATACCTCACTCTCGTTATCCTCCTCTCAAACATCCACACTGACACGGTGGTAGGCCCAGAAGCGTCCGCCACGAGCGAAAACCTTGTACCAGCTCGTAAACGCCTGACCGGTGCAGTCATAGGCGGACGGGTAATAGCGCCGGTATTCGTAGTCCTCGAAGTAGCTGACGGCCTCGTCCATCGTCTCGATATATTCGGGCAGCGGCAGCAGCTCCGTATAGCCGTCGATGCCGTCGTCCTGAATGATGCGGCGATCAGAGACGGGACGGTGGAAGAACGCGCGCATTTCGCGCTTGAGGTCGGCGGCCTTCTGGCTCCTGCCGCTCTCATAAGCGATCTCAAGGATTTCGTAGGCGACCTTTAGATCGGTGTAGCTGTTGATCTTGAACATTTTCGTTACCTCCATTCAGTCTTCAACGGAAAAGCAGGTGTGGCAAATTTCGCCGAGACAATACAGGATGCCTTCAAACTCAAGAATTTCATAGGTTTCGGGATCGCTGTACTGCGTGATGGCCTGTGCCATGTTGCAGAGAATCGTCGTGGTGATGTTCCGCAGTTTGCCTTTAGCGTCATACGGCATTTTCAGCAGCTTGTCGTAGGCTTTGCAGTCACCCCGCGTAAACCACCCGTGCTTAATGCACAGTCCCCGCAGATCGTCCATGTCCATCCAGCGTATTTCTTTGACCTTCATTTTCTTGTCCTCCTGTTTCAGTACGATTATTTCAACTAGCAAGCATATTATAGTGCAATAATTTGTACTTGTCAAGAGGCAAAGTCAAATATTTTGAGCTGTTAGTGAAATTTTTCGTGCTGGTGTCGTAGAAGGCAAAAAAAATAAGGCCCTCGGATGCTTTTGTAACATCCGAGGGCCATTTTCCCTATACGCGTGTGCATATGGCGCGCAAAGGCGCTATGACGTATATGTACGCCTTGCGCCCTTTATTTCAATAGGTATATTAGAAAATTAAGTTACAATGTTACAATGGCTGAAAAGCGCCTGTTTTCAAGGATTTTTGCTGTAACATTTGCCTGTAACGTCAGCGTTACAATGTTACAGACTTTTGTAACATTGTCAGCCGGTGTAACACCGCTTTTCAGCAGAATGTTACACCGGTGCAGCGGGTTATTTCATCCGCGCAATGAGGGCTTCGCCTGCGCCACGAATGATAGCAGAAATGTCAACACCGGCAGCGTTGAGCAGGTTTTTAGAGGTGTCAGACATCTTAGCCATAGCGCCGTCAATAAGCAGCTTGCCCAGCTCAGTAATTTCGTCTTTGGTCAGCTTGCCGTCCTCGTGGGCTTTCTTCATGCCCTCCACGGTGGTCTGCTGAAGCTCAAGGACGGTCTGCTGGGCGGCGTGAATGACCTCATTGGTAGCGGTAGAGATGTTCTTCAGCTCCTCGCGCTTGGCGAGCTTGGTAGACAGCCACGCGCCCAGAACACCGATCAGGGTAATGAGCAGGGTTGCGGCAATCTGCACAAGGTTTTCGATGATAACGTTAGTCATGGTGATATTCTCCTTTTCGATATGTATTTACACCTTTTTGGTGTAATCCAGACTGATCCAGCCTGCGCCGGATTTGAGCTTGCCCCATTTGGTCGCGCCGGTGCCCGTGCCCTCCGCGACGATGGTATAAACGCCGTGGTCACGGATGCAGCCGTTCGTACCGTAGCCGGTGCCGGGGCCTTTGCGGATGTTCAGTGCGTCGGTGGTGATCTTCACACGGTACGCACTGAAGCCGGGCGCCGGTGTAGCCGTTCCACCCACGACGGACAGGAACTTGACGTTGATCGGGCTGCAAATGGCATTCTTGCCGTCCACGCTCTTGTCGATGACGGCGCGGTCGCCGCTGACCTCACGGACGATCCACTGCTTGGCGGCTACCCAGTTCGGGACAGCCTTGCCGCTGTAGTAGGTCGCGCCGGACAGGATGCGCACGACGTCGCCCTTCTTGATGATGCTGGGAGCGGTAGGGGTAGTGGGCTTCACCGGCTCTGCCGCAGCGCCCAGCGCCGCAGTGACCTTCGCGGCGAGATCGCCCATGCGGGCGTACATCCAGTTGCCGGGGCAGCTCTTGTTGGCAAACCAGCGGTGGACGGTCAGGATCATTTCGTCGGCCTTGGGGGCGTAATTCAGGGTCTTGTCCTTGTCGCCCAGCCAAAGCAGCTTGGTTTTGCCGTTGCGCTGGCAGATGTCCACGCAGAGCTTGATGAGGGTCTGATAGACCACATCCTTGAACGCATACGGTTCTGTGCTGTCGCTGGCGCACTCGATAGTGACGGCCCGCTGGTCGTTGGCATTGGAGGAGGAACACCAGCTGCGGTTTTTCTCCTCGACGTACATACCGACACGACCGTCAAGGCCGATGCCGTAGTTGCAGCTGGCCTGCTTAGAGGTCGGTGTGAAGATGCGGCCCAGCGTCTCCACGCTGCACTGGCCGACCACGCAGTGCGGCGTGATGCGGTCGATGCTGTGGGTACGCTGCCCGCTGTGGTTCGGGCTGAGCTTCGTGTAGCTCACCATCGGTGAATTTGTGTAACTCATGTTTTAGTCCTCCCCTTTGTTGTTGGAAAGCTCGTCCAGAGCTTCGGCGGTCAGTTCTGCCTCGGTGGTTTCGATGGTTGTTTCGGTTTTGGGGTTCATAGTGATTTCCTCCTTATGCAAAGTCATTATTTTTCAGCCGGTCGTCGTAGCAGCGCTCAACATTGGCGATTGCATGGACGGCACGGTTGTTTTCGTAGTCCTTGTGGCTGTCGCAGTATTTTTCGTACTTGTCGATGACGTCCAAAATCTCGATGTAGTCCTCCCGCGTGTGCCGCGTATGCTCGACAAGCTCCATGTTGAAGCGAAGGATGTCTGCCCGCCAGCCGTTGGCCTCGCGCTTATCGGAAAGCGCCTTTTGAGCGGCCAACTCCGATTTGATTTCCTTCTGTTCGCCCTCCAAAGTGGTGAGCCGGTCCAGAACATCTTTGTTGAGCGCCCGGCCAATCGAGCGGGCCAGCGCAGACCACGGGTTGATCTTGATGGGGCTGATTTGCAGGATGGTCAGCAACGCGAACAGACCACCGCTACCGCCCAGAAGAAGATCCTTCAAGGTCATGCGGACACCTCCCTCCAACCGGCAGGATAAGCAGAAGGCGACCACACATTGTTATCTATAAGGCTCTCGTAAACCTTTCCATTAAATCGGACGCGATCTCCCTTCTTGTAAGGGTTGGTGCTCTCCGGCTGCTCCCAATCAGGAATGACGTTGGGATCAGGGATAAGCACCTTTGCGAAAAGGGACGGTGCCGCATCAGGCGTCCAGCTGTCTTGCGCGGTGTGATCCTGCAAAACGGTATAAAGAATCCCGCCGTGTCTGACCCGCCGCCCCGTTGTGTACACGGTGCCGGTCTTCCACGCCGGGAAAAGTTCGACCGCCTCAAGGGCGGTCGTGTCGTCAAAATTCTGTGCTGCGGTTTCAATCAGGGGCCGCAGCTTTTGTGCGAGGGCTTTCAGCGTCATTCGTCCGTCACCCCCAGCAGGATTTTTGCCGCTGCCAGCTCATCTTCGAGGGCCAGCACCTTTTCGGTGAGCTGTGCGCGGGTGAGGATTTCCGTTCCGGGGTCGTCGGGCGGTTTGACCGGAGTATTGTCGTCGGGGTCCGTGGTGCCGACCTGTGCCGCAAGCTCCTCATATTCTGCAAGGGTAATAGAAACGGCGCTGAGAAGTTCGTCACTCTCAACGCCGCTTAGCTGCTTCCCCTGAAGCTGATAGATTGTGTTCCCGTCGCCGGACATGACGCCCTGCGCGTCCCGTTTGTCGCACCGGATAAGAATGCCGTTGCGGGTCTGCCAACAGACGTAGACGGGATCGGCAAGCGCTTCTACGCTTTTGACCGTGCCGTCAGCAGACAGGATTTTGAAGTAGACCATAGCAGTCCTCCTTGCTGTTTATAAAAAGGTTGGTGTACAGTGCGCCCATGTTTTGAATGGTGTGCCATGCGTTGAATCGCGCGGCATAGCTGCGCCAGCTTTGCCACGTCGCGTAGATGTCCGCGAAGGTCATTTTGCCGCACAGGTATTTCCTGTGTAGCTTTTTCATTTTCTGCCGCATCTTCGTGACGCTGCGCTTATAGATTTTCCGAACGACCTTGCCGGTTTTTGTGATGAAGAAACGTACCTTCAGCCAAGAAAAGCCGTGGCTCAGCTTGACGATCTGCGTTTTCTTCTCATTCAGGGTAATGCCAAGCTCGGCGCATATCGCCCGGATATGCACCACGCAGTTTTGAAGATAGGCTTTCGACGGGTGGATCAGGTAGCCGTCGTCCATATACCGGCCATAGCCGCGCACCTGCAAAACCTCCTTGACGTAGTGGTCAAGACGGTTTGCAGAGGCGAGGGCCAGCACCTGACTGATCTGACTGCCCAGCCCCATACCCTTATCGCCGAAAGCGTCGATAAAATGCTCTGTGAGCGTAAGGAGCCGTTCGTCGGTGAACTCCTTGTGCAGGATCGCTTTCACGACCTCGTGGGAAACGTTGTCGAAGAATTTAGAGAAATCGAATAGCAGGATATAGCCCTCGTTGCCGTATTTCCGGTAGTGCTCGTGGAGGTGCTGCGTGATCCGGCGCACGGCAAAATCGTAGCCCTTGTTCTTCATGGACGCGCCGTTGTCATAGACGAAGGTACGCTCAAGGATCGGCACAAGGGCGTTATCGCACAGGCACCGCTGGACAACACGCTCGCTTATGACTGTGCTGCGGATATGACGATGCTTCCCGCGCTCATACAAGTCAAACTCGTAAAAGCCGGGGCTTTTGAATTTCCCGGCTGCGAGCTGGTTGTATGTGTGCAGGATGTTCAGCGGCGCATTGGCCGTGTATTTTTGTACGCTTGCCTTCCACGACACGCCGCGACGGCAGCACTTGTACGATTGATAGAGGTGCTTATAGCTGAACACCTCGTCGTAATTATCGTGCTCGGCGCAGGCAGCGTCCCGCTTTGCTCGCCGTGCGGCAGCGCGGCGTTGATACCTTGCTTCTCTACGTTCTTCACTTGTCATAAGAAACCTCGCTTGCCCCGTATGCCTGTCGGCAGGTTGCAGTAGGCACGTAGCGTCACCGGGCATGAAATACGGAATGACCTGCAATCCGTACCATGCAAGCAGCGTCCGCCCGGACGCATCAGGGCATATATTTACCTTTGCAGGAAGGTCAAGCGCTCCTTCTCTCCACTCTGCACGGATTTCACCCCGAAGGTTACTTTGTCTGGCACGAGAGGAGCCGAACGCCACCCCGTAGGAGTTGGACGCGTTGTTGTTGTTGCTGTTACCGTTGTTGTTCACATTGGCGAAAGACGAAGACGACGACGCCTCAGGCGACCGCAGCCACCAGTTAGAAGTCAACCTCGTCGAAGAACTGGCAATTTGTGCAGCGCTTAACCTATGATCTTATCAGGGCAGGTCTTTGTACCGTGCCCTGTCGCTTTTCAGTACGGCTTTCACGAGCCGGATTTCGGTATCTACAATGTCCATCCAGTATTTCAGGGTATCCATTTCGATACCGAACAGCTCCTGCGCCACCTCAAGCTGGGAAATCATGCTCTGAAGTTCAGCGTTGGCGTGTAGGAAGTAGTCGCGCCTGATCTGGACCTCATGCTGATTGAGCGGATAGATGCTGTTACCGCGTTTCACGTCCTCATAAATGCGCGTCGCCGCAGCAGCCAAGGGCTGTGATACATAAAAGGTGTATCGCTTCGGGAAATTCACGCATTTCTGAATCGTGTAAATTTCTAACTTCCTTGCGGTCGCCAAAAACTCCATGTCGGACGTAGAGCGCTTGCTTTTGATTACAGACAAGGGCACCACCTCATTTTTGCTGAAAAGTTCGTGAAATATATTATATCACACGCCCCCCCATTTTCCATACGAAAAGTCCGAAAATCAAAATTTTCGCGCGCCGCTTACGCGGCGATATAGGGCGCAGATCGGAAGCCTGTGCGCCAGTATCTGGCCCCACAAAGGGGGCCAGATACCCAAGATGCACAGATTATATGCAGAAGCCGAACGCCACCCCGTAGGAGTTGGACGCGTTGCCGTTGTAGCTGTTACCGTTGGCGTTCACACCGGCGAAAGACGAAGACGACGACGCCTCAGGCGACCGCAGCCACCAGTGAGAAGCAGAACCGGTGCCGTTGTACGTTTTCTTGATACGCGAATTGTTGTCGGTGAACAATGCGAAGGTCACGTTTTCGGCGTTGGGGTCTACCTCGTCCTTGTAGGGTACGTCGTTGGCATTGAAGCCAACTTCGGCGCGGGACAGCAGGAACAGGCGGTCGTTGCTGATGCTGATGTCTGCCTTCGTGTCACCGACAGAGGAGCGCACCTGAACCACCTTAATCATGGACTGCCACTGACGCGGCAGCGCGGCAAAGATGGTTTCATTGAGCCACGTCCGCATACCGCAGGATGCCCAGCCGCCGACGTTGGTGTTCTGGCTGTTCATCTGGTGGGTAGCGTTCATAATGCCCAGCATGGTAAAGACGACACCGGCGAAATCGTCGCTGTCCTTCTTCTTGAAGTGGTTGAAGCCCGCGACCTGCATGATGATAGAGGTGTCGGCAAATACCGTGGTCGTCGGAACAATCTTGATCTTGTCACCGACTGCAAAGTAATCCTTCGCCTTCCCCGTTTCCATAATGCCGTAGAACTCCGCCAACGTGTAGCCGCTGTTGTCGTTCGCGTCGTCGCTGTACAGGTAGTCGAAGTTGGTTGCTACGGTGTCCGGCAGCGTGGGCGTAATGAACACTGCGTGAACGTCAATGTCGCTGGTGACATCGTTCGTCAGCGCGTCCCAGCCCATCCAGATAGAGCCGGTGGAGGACGTCAGCTCACCACCACGGAAGGAAACGCCGTCATGCGCCGCCACAGTGTCAGTCTGCAAAAGCTGAGTGCCATTGTACCAACGGACGGTGTAATACCGCGTTGCCTCAGAATACTGTGCCGTAACAACAAGGTCTTCGAGGATGTAGGTAAGCTGTTGATCCCAGCCGATGAAGGTAAACACCTTATCGACAGTGGAGGGCTTGACGGGCGTGTCGATCAGACCGGCAGTGATGGGGTTTTTTGCTGCGCCGTACTTGCGGACGGTCTGGGTGTTCAGGACCGTGCCGTCGTAGTTCTTGAACGTGACAGTGCAGGAGCTGACCATCTGATCGTAGGTCACGGACAGATTGAGGAACCGCGCCATGATGGTGGTCAACTCAGCCTGCGACACGACCGCGATATGTGCTGCGCCCTTGAGGGCGAATTCCGTAGCGGGGTTGCCCGTCTCGTCCAGACCGGCAAGGTCTTTCAGGCGAAGCAGCACGTCGGCGTCGTTCATCGACCAGTCCACGTCCGGCAGGCGGCCACGGCTGAGGCTTGCCGCCGCGCTCACAAGCGCGTAGGTGTCGATTGCTGCGGCGTCCTCGACCCAAATTGTGCGGAGGTTGGAGCCATCCATAGCAAACGCGGTCAGGTGCGAAAGTTGCCGGGCAATCAGGCTGTTCAGCGGGCAGAGCTTGGCCGTTTCTACGGGAGCGCCCAGCGCGAAGGTCACGCCGGTAATGCCGCTGCCGGTCAGCAGAAGCGTTTTCAGGGAGGTGAGGGCAGACAGGTCAAGTGCCTGCTTCAGCTCCGGCGTTCCGCGCAGGTCGAGGTATTCGAGCAGCGTGTTTGCGCCGACGCTGATAGACGTCAGGTTCTTGTTCGTGTAGCCGTCTGCCTCCGCGCCTGCGGTGAAGCTGCGCAGACGGCGTGCGCCCTGAAGGTCGATGAACTGGCAGTACAGACCGGCAATGGAACTGATCTCAACCACATTGGAAGCGAGGTAGACATAGATTTCCGTGTCGCTCAGCGCCTCCTGAACGGGGCAGATGATCTCATATGCCGTGCCTCTTTTCGCGCGCTTACGGACGCTGTAGGAGCCGTATTTGACGATGATATAGCAGTCGGCATACGGGGTGATGGAGAAGTTGCCGGTCGGCGTGACACCCGCCCACTCGTTCGGGGTGTTGCCTCTGAACTGAATTTTATCGTTCACGGCCACAGAGCCGTAATACTTGGAGGACATATAGCCCTCTTGGTATGTCTCGAACTGGGTACGCTGGTCGGTCTTGTTGCCCTGCATCATGTCAATGTACGCGGTGTTGCCGTTGTTGATATAGGGCATGAAGTATTTGCCCCACATATCTTCGGCCACCAACGCTTCCGGGCGCGCCGCCTGATGCGCGGCAAATTTGGCAAGGATGCGTTCGGCGCTCCACGCACCCGCCGCCTCTCGGTCCTTGAACATGGCTTCCAGCTCTGCGCCAAGGCAGTCACGGACATTGCACCAGAGCACAGAGGACGAGGCGTTGAATACAGGCTTGGTGCCCACGCTGTCGGTGTCTTCAAGGCCGTAGCTGAAGGTCAGACCGCCTTCGTTGTCGTTGCCGTCTGCGGTGTCGTTATCGTAGTCCTTGCAGACGTTCCAGCGGTAGTCCTGCACGTCAGGATCGTACTCATAGGAGATGAAAACGTTCTTGGCACGGTTGTCGATCATGCAGTGGCGCTCGGTGAACAGGTAGTGGTAAAGCAGGCTGTCCACGGTGAAGTAGTTGCCGACCTCGGCCTTGAACTTCGCCGCGCGGTACTCCTTCGTGTCGTTCGTGTAGGTCGTCCCGTCGTAGGTCACGGGCGCGCTAAGCGCGTTACCGGTCGGAGCGGTGGTATCGGTGGAAACCACCCACGACAGCATGGTCTGGAATGCTGCCTTCATCTCTGCGGTGGGTTTTTTGGGATAGCGGAACTCAAAGGCACCGTTGCCGTCCCACGTCTCGGCGGTGAGGTCAGCAGACTTGAACAGGCACTGGCTGGCAATGTTGTTGGAAATCTCGACGCAGCACTGAAGCGGACGTTCGCCGGTCTGACCGAACACTGCAAAGTTCTTTTTGCTGTTGTTCATGTCGCCGTTGCCATACAGGATCGTAGCGCCTGCGCCGACAGACCGTGCGCCGACGCTCACGGCGTTTGTGCCGGTGTTGGTGAAGAATACGGCGCAGGGGTAGCCCTTGACGGTATCACGGACGCGGGCGTCAGCACGGCGGCCTTCGGACAGGAAGGGCTGGAAGTTGTTGTAGTCATCAGCCAGAACAGTGTTGTTCGCATTCTCGCTGGACGCCACATTCAGCTTGATATTGAAGTACGACACGGGAATGTCGTTTTCGGTCATGGCGAACGTCTCGATGCGCTCACCCGCGCCGTTCTCCCAAATAGCCTTGCTGAAATCAAGGTCGAGGTTGAGGGCGGCTTCGCCGTATGCAGCAGAGGACGTACCCTGACCCTTCATAATGACGCCGGTCGCGTGGAAGTTGTAGGTGCTGCCGCCGTCCGTATAGACGAGATCGACCGTGCAGACCACTTCGTCGGACTTGCCAACGGTCATGCGGTCGGCACCGATCTTGAGAATACGCAGCGTCGGATTTGCCGCCGCCAGCTCAGTGACGTTGATAGAGCCGTCCGTGTTGAAGATGTGGTTGCGGAGGTAGCGGGCAACCATTTCCGTGGTGTTGCCGCAGTCGGCAACAAAGTTGTCGAGAATTTCGTATCGCGTGAGGCTATGGCTGTACATCTTCAGACGGTAAATCCAGATGTCGCAGTCGTCAGAGCCGATCTTCACGTTCTGCGGGTCGGACTGCATCCAGTTATCATTTGCGGTGTACGCAAACGCTCTGGACGGTACGCCCTCAAGCCAGACCACGGCCAGCTTGTTTTCGTTGCTGGCCTCGATGCTGACGTCCAGCTCGATTTTGCGGTCCTCGCAATACGGGATTTCGACGTTGGTCAACTCAGAGCTGAAAACCGCCTGCTGCGCCTGAAGTTTCAGGCCAATGCCACCAGATACGCAAGTCAGGAACTCAGCGTCATAGTCGCGGACGTTGGTAGCCTTGAACACGACCTTGATTTCCTTGCCAGAGGTCGCGGCGTTGTCATTGAACAGGCTTCGGTCAAGCTGAACGTAGGTGCCGCGCTTGACCACAAAGCCGGTGACGCCCTCTGCGTCGATCTGAAATCCGCCGTTGATCCAATCAAAATTGGAGCTGAAGGTCAGCGGATGATTCGTGCCGTCGCCGTCCTTGTAGCCGAACTGCTTTGCGGTCGTCTCGCTGTTGCTGTGTCCGGTGGGATCGAGGTCAACGGCAAGGCCGGTCGTGACAGGGTTGATGTCATAGCCGAGAGAGGTACAGGTGACGGTGATCGGCGCAACGACGCTCTCGCCGGTGCGGATGGAGAGGTTGATCGTGCCGACCGTAGTAGCACGGTACGCCCATGTCTGGATGGTGCGGTCAACGGTCAGCGTGGACAGGGTATTGTAGCCTTCCAGCAGGCGGACAGTCGCCGTGGTGCTGGTGGGGTCATACACCATGTAATTGATGCTTCCAGTGGCGAACTGCTGGATTTCGATTGCGCTCTGATACACCGCGATAACCGGCGTATTGTCGTCCGCCTTCGTCCAGATACCGACATGGCGCAGGTGCGTAGTTGTGACGACTTCGCCGCCCGTTGTGACCTCAAGCCACGCCTCGACAGTGTGTGCGCCGTGCGTCAGCTCAAGTGCCGTTGGGTCAATCGTCGCGGTGACGGAGCGCCCCGTGGTGGTAACTTCACGAGTGAATGCCTCCGTGCCGTCTACGGTCATGTGGATGGTTTTCGTGCCCTCTCCAGTGGGTGTGAGGCGCACAGTAAGCACGCTGGACCCGTGGAAAGCAAGGGTGCCGAGATTCCACGCCAGATCATAGGTGGACACGGTGACGGTCCAAGTGAAGGACTTGCTGTTGCCGTAGGCGTCCTCAATGGTGAGCTTGATCGTGTTCGCGCTTGCGGGGGTGAGGTATTTCGTAACGTCGAAGGTGCAATCGCCCTGCGACACCGCCTGTGTAGCTACCTTCGTCCCGTTGATGCGCCATGTTGCCGAGCCATCGCCGGTGGGCTGTTCGTCGGAAGTATCGGTGGACGTCCAGTTGAATTTGATCTCGACGGTCGCGCCGTTCATCACGGAGAACGCCCGCGAGGTCAGCTTATTGACAATTCGGATCAGGGAGCCAGCGTCTCCGCCGCCACCTCCGCCACCGCCAGAGAATGGCCCCAGCGGGCCGACAACGACCTCGTCGTCAGCGGTCATATACAGGTAGCCGTCCTCAACATAGGCGTCGTCAACCTTGCCCTTTACGGTAGTTTTCAGGTTGTTGAAATCTTTGGCGAACTCATTGACGGATGCGACGGCTTCCGTCGCGTCCAGAAGCGCCTGCTCAGAGCGTGCGGCGGATTCCTGCGCAGAGTTTGCGGACTGTGCTGCCGCTTGTGCGTTGGCCGCTGCCTGCGCCGCCTTCGTTTTGGCCTCCTGCGCCTTAGCTTCGGCAGCTTCGGCGGCCTTCAGGGCCTCGTCGGACACGCCGGTTGCGAGCTGGGCGGCGGCTTTGGCGGCCTCCGCTGCCGCAGCGGCGCGGTCTGCGTCGCCCTGCACAGCCGTCTTGAAGGTGCCGAATTTCATGTTATAGGTTTCGCCTTCGGACGAGACAAGCAGGAGATCGTCGTCCTGTGCTTCCTCAAGCGTCGCAAAATCAGCGATTCTTTTGTCAGCCATGTTCTTCCTCCTTATGGTTAAGTTCCGGTGCCGCCGCTGTCAAGCGCGTTCAGCCGGTTATAGATGTCGATCAAGGCGGCCTCAATATTGGACACCTTTGTCTGAAGCGTCGAGATTGCGGTGTCGTGCGACGCAACGGTACCCTCGGCGGCGGTCAGGCGCGTTTGCAGGTCGGTAACGGTGCCCTGCACCTCCGAAAGTGCTGTCGTATGCCCGCCTACGGTGGATTGTAGCGCGTCGATGTCGTCCTCGGCGTTTTGCACACGCCGCACAAGCTGCGAGATGTCCGACGCATGGCCGGAAATCGCTGTGTTCAGCGCGGAGATGGATCGTGTATGCCCCGAAACGGTGGTTTCCAGCGCGGAGACGCGCTGTGCAAGAGCGCCGGGAGAAGAATCCTCAATGCTCTTTATGCGCTTGGACAGGCCGTCCTCTGCGTCTTTGGCACGGGTTTCCTCGCTGCCTATACGTTCATTGAGGGCAACCTCCACGCCCTGCGCGCGCTCGATCTCAGCCGCCAGCGCGGTATCATCGACCTTGCCCGCCAGCTCCTTTGCGGCGTTCTGAATCGCGCCGTTCAGTTCCTCCGTGGTCTGCTTCAGGTGCTGCACCTCGGACAGATACGGGTATTCCTCACTGAGTTCTTCGCTGTTCGGGGCTTCGATGTCCGCCCGAAAATTGTGGTCAAGGGTCAGCTTGACGTTGAACATGACGCTGTGGACAAGCTCGCCGATTTTTACCTGATCGCCCAGCTCTGTAGCCGGGTCGTACAGCGATTTTGTTGCCGTAAAGGGTAAATACACCAGCCCGTTAAAAGCCGTGTACAGGTCATTGCAAATGCCCTGTGTGGCGTATGGGTTGCTGTCGATGGTGAGCATCGTTCCGTTGTCGTTCCCCGCCGTGTAGCTCTCCCCGCTGTCACTGTTGAGTGTCACGCCGGTCACAGTGATCTGCGTGCCGGTCGTGATTTCGCCGCAGACGACGGGAATATTGATAACGCCCGCCTGCAAGGAAACCTTTTTCGCCATATTGGCGTCGGTGTCCCACACAAGGTAGTAGCCCTCCGGTGTGACGATTTTGTTTCCCTTTTCATCGGTGATGAAGTAGGACCGCTGCACGTTATCGCTGCTGCCGGGCAGCACACCAGACGGGACAGGGAGCACGGCGTTGAAGATGGTCTGCTCCTTGTAAGCCAGACGCACTGGCTGATTGCCCGCGCCGTTGGCAAGCGTGATCTTGTTGTAGTCCTCGTCGATGACGTGGAACGTCTCGTCGGGGGCGGTTGTGAGCGGAACCAGCCGCAGCAGGTTTTCTTCTGTGATGATCCAGTTCCCGCCGTGGCAGGCCCCGATATACCCCAGCACCTGCGACATGGTTTTTCCGCTGGGGTACGGTACAACGTAATCAGCGCCGGTCTTGATCCGCGTTCGCAGGTCAATTCCGACGCCGATTCGGTATGCGATCTCCTCCACGACAGACTTCATGCTTTTCGGCCAGTTGGCGGCGGTGTCGCTGCCGTCCAGATAGTTCTGGTTGGTCTTGAGCATGGCGTCGTAGCAGTCGATGGTCACAAGTCCCGCAAAGCTGGTGTCACGCTGGTCAATGTAGAATGTGCCGAACTCCTTCCACTCGGTGGCAGTTTTGTCATTCGTCAGACGGCCCATGATGACGACGGGGCTTTTTGCGGTGATGGTGTCGTCCGTTAGGATCGACAGATTCAGTGTAGCCGATATGCAGTTGCCCACGGACAGCGGGGACGGCATAAGAGAACGGTCGATGCGCGGCGCGGAAATAACAGTGTAATCCTTGTTATTGATCCGTGCCTTTGCATCAAACCGAAACCGCCCGCGCGCCGCGAGCTTCGTCCAGCGCTCAGTACAAATACGCATAGGCTCACCTCTCCGTCATGTTGAAGGTACAGCCTTCGTAGTAGGTACGGTTGTCGCCCTTGTCGTAGCGCTGCGTACCGTAGGTGAGCGTGGACGTGTAATAGGTCTTTGTCATAATACGGTTGGTTTTGGGGTCGAGGAAGGTAATGTCGGTGTATTCGCCGTCAACGTCTGCCGCGAGCGACCGCATAATCAACTCAGGCATACGGTTGAACTTGACCGTCCATTTATCCTTCTGCGCGATCCTTGCGCGGTACATCAGCCCGTCAAGGAGGTTGCGCCCGCTGCCGTCCGCGTCGATGTCATTTCTAACCGGGGCAAGGCCGTCTTCGGCCAGCCACGCGGTATAGTCGTGATTTCCGATTTTCAGGATTGGTTTTATGGTGCGCACCTCCTTATTCGAGCGGGGATTTTCCGGTTGCCCGCGTTCTGCGGTTGATCTCTCGGATCGTGCTTTCCGCGATTGCGGTCTTGTCGAAGTTGACCGTCGTACCGCTGTAGTTCTGGATGGCCGTCACAATGGCTGCGGTCGCATTGGTCACGACCTGCGTAACAACGCTTGCGAGCGCGTCATTGGACGTTTCAATGGTCGTGCCGATGTCAGCACCGCCGCCGCTTGCTGCGGCTGCTGCGGCCTTGTAGGGCACGACACCGCCAGCCACAGCGGGAACGGCGAACGTGATGTTATCCGCAATGGCCTGAAGCCGGTCAAGCAGGCTTGTGAAGCTGCCGCTGATCTTGTCCGAGAACGAGGACAGCGCACCGTCCACCTCAGACGTGGGGACGATGTTTCCGACCTTATAATCACCGGCGTTGAATTCATCCGCGATTGCGTCAGCGACGCCGGACACGGATTTCAGGATGGACGGCTGCGAAGCCTCCACACCTTCACCGACGCCGTAGCCGATATTCAGGCCGATTTCGTCACGGAACAGCCGCGACGGGGAGTGAATACCCAGCGCGGATTTTGCAGCGCTGAGAAGGCTGCTTGCGAGGCTGGAAACCTTGTTCTTCAGCCAGCTCCAACCGGAGCTGATACCGTTGGCAATACCGTTACAGATATTGCTGCCGACGCCGGACCAGCCCTGATTCTGAATCGCATTTTTGATGCCGCTCCATGTGCTGGACGCGGTAGATTTGATGCTATTCCATGTGCTGGACAGCGAGGACTTGATATTGCTCCATGTGGACGATGCAGTAGATTTCATACTGTTCCACGCGCTGGAAGCCGTAGTCTTCATGCTGTTCCAAGTGGACGACGCGGTAGACTTAATATTGCTCCAAGTGCTGGACAGTGTAGCTTTTACACCGTTCCAAACGGTGGAGGTGTTCGCCTTGATGCTGTTCCAGCCGTTGCTGACAGTGGTTTTCAGGTTTGTCCAAGTGGACGATGCTGTGGTCTTGATGCTCGTCCAAGCCGAAGACAGCCCGCTCTTGATACCGTTCCACGCGCTTGTGGTGCCAGATTTGATGGCGCTCCAAGCATTTGTTTTCGTGCGCCGGATGCGTGATTCCTTCCCGCGCTGCTTCTGGCTGAGGTCAAAGGCTTTCTTGTTCTCCTCCGCGTCGAACTGTGCGTATGGATTGTGCCGCAGGTCGCCGGGGCCGAAGCTGTGGCGGCAGTTCCAACCGCACAAGCCCTCGCCGGTGCCGTACCCTGTGGATTCCACGAAAAGCGGCAGGTCAGGCGTTCGACCCGTCCGGCTATAGAATTTGCCCTGCCACCAGAAGTGGTTTCCGGGGTTTTGGCCGCCGTCGCCGTAGCGTGCGCCGAGATGCGCCGACACAAGCACAATGTCCCAGTCGCGTTCCTCCATACCCTGAACGGCCATGTTGCCGGACGCCTGCGCGACGCCGGTACGAACAGCCCGCAGGACAGCGGTTTCAATGGTGTCAACGTGTCCGGTGGGATAGATGACCTGCGTTTGCGTGTCAACAATGCTGCTGACGGCCTCCTGTACGGCCTGCGTGTACGATGTCGCGCCGGATGCCACCTTGAAATGTGCGGTGTCCAGAGCCTTCAAAAGCTGCTGTTGGCTCGCGTGCGCGGTCGTGCGGGTGAAGTTGTGGACAGTGCCCGCCGTGCGCTGGTAGGTGTCCTCAAGCAGGCGGATCATGTTCTCAGACTGTGCAAGCTCAATGCCCGCAAGCCCGTGTTCGATGTAGAAATTGCTGTCGTAGGCAAGAGCCTTGATACCGGCGTCCTCGAAGATGCGCTTGATCTCTGCGTCCGTTGCCTTTGTCCAGCGCTTGATTTCCCGCTGTACGGCGTCCAGATGGCCGCCTGCGGCTTGATAAACCTCAAGCTGCCATTCATCCGAGGCGGTGAGAAAAACGCCCTCGCCGCGCCCTAACCGCGCCATAACACGCCGGATAAGGTCGCTGGTGATCCACACGTTCAGCTCGTCGATTTGCGGGTACAGGGTTTCGATGATGTCCAGAATCTGCTGAGGGGTCAGCATCTATGCCGCCTCCTATTCTGCGCCGAAAAGCTGGGCTTTCTCGATCTGCGCGGCGTCGGCCTCTGCGGTCATTGCCTTTGCTTCTTCCTCGCTCATGCCCTCGAACTTCACAAAGTACATCCACTTCGGGACCCAGCCCTGCATGACGTAGGCGCGCCACGAGGCTTTGTCCTCCTCGTAGTTGTAGGTCACGTCTCCGAAGTTGAAATTGACCTCATATTCGCCCAGCGGCGCGAGGTTGTAGAGCGTGACCAATGCGTCAGCACCGGCCAGCGCCTGTGTGATGGCGTCCTTGAGCGCGTCGCGGTCGGTCTTGATCGTCTGGATGGTGTCGCGGTCGTCGGCCTCAACCTGCGTTGCGGTAATCATGCCCGTCTGGCCGTCCAGCACAAACACGCCTTCGCTGAAGCCGCATTTGACACCAGCCATAGACAGATCGAAGTTGATGTCCTTGATCCGCGCGTCGGTCAACAGCGTCGGCGCGTGCTCATGGATTGCGGAAACCTCGCCGTCAGACAAGCCCATACCGAGGCCCTTCACGAAACGCGGCAGCTCGACGTTGCGGTTCTGCGCGTTCTGAATGAGCTGCTGTCCGACGAAGGTAATGTGCTTGCTGTCCTCGATCTCCGTATTCTTGCGGCTGATGGCAATGTCGATGGCCTTCAGCTCTGCAATGGCGTTGGCAAACACGGAAAGCCCCAGCGGGGACGACGGATCAACGGTGTTTGCGCCGGGGACGCGATAGTAGCCGAACAGCGGCGTTTCAAGGTTGGTAATGGTAACTTCGGGGGCCAGATGTGCCCATGCGTCAACCTTGTCAAGCGCCACCTCCTCACCGAGGGCAACTTCGCCCTTCGTGCTGAGCCGGTTTTCAAACGCCTTGTTCGTGATCTTGTAGAGCTTGCCGCCCTCTGCGGTGCTGCCCTCGAAGCGGTGGTATTCAAGCCGTGTGAAATGGCGGCTGCCCTGCGCGGTATGCGCCGCAAAGATAGCGCCGACGATTTCGCCGTTGTCGTCCTTCGCCGTAATGCCGAAGTTGCCCGGCAGGATGAAGTCCCATGTCTCGCCGTTCCACTTGAGCATGATGCCGCCCAGCCGCTCGGCCTCCGATACACGGTCGGGCAAGCGCTTGAGCAGGTCGTCGGCCAGCCCCTGCAAATAGTCGGCACGGGGCGAGCCGGAAATAGCAATACCAATGTCCAGCGTCACCAGCTTTGCGCGGGTGTCGCTGATGTGTTTTGCCATGTTGATAGTCCCGATTTCATCCTCGGCATTCAGCCAAGGCGGCTTGCCGGTAGAAATGCGGTCCCAGTTTGTAAGGGCGCTGGACATTTCCGGCGAGGAAATGAGTTCAACGCCAAATGCTTTCGCAATATCGGTCCCGCTATGAATAAAAAGCATTTTGATCCTCCTTAGCAGGCGCGTAAAAAAATTCATTTCATCACCGCCTTAAACTATCCATTTCAGCTCATTCCGCAGGGCTGTCCGGCAGAAATATCTGAGCTGGTCCATGCTATGGTCGTTTTCCTTGATAACCGCGTCTTCAGCCTTTTCCTCGTCCCATGAATACGTCTCGAACTCCTCGAAGGTGCTTTTGCAGCTCTTGTGGAAATACAGGCACCCGGCGTTCAAGAACTTTGTAACGTCCTGAATGCCGTTCAAAACGTCGTTGTCGGCCTTTACGACCATGAATTTGCCGTATTTTTGTATCGTCTCGATCATGGACGACGCGGACGGGTCAATGATGATGTACTGGATCGGGTAGTCCCCGATCAGGTCGCACAGCATCTTGTAATATGCCTCATTGTCCACGCGGTTGTTGCTGCCGCCTTTGTAATACAGCTCCTTGACCATAATGGTTTTTTGCTCCGAGGGGCTGTAATCGTACAGGCCAGCGGCAAACGGGTTGACGGTGCCGTAGTCCACGGACACATAGTAGCGGTGCCGTGGATTGAGCGCCGGGACCTTTGGAACGATATGCGCCGAGCGGTCGAACATGGGGTAGACAAGGCCCTCGGCCTTTACCCACAAACCGAGGATATAGCGCCGGTAGAAAACGCCGGTGTACATCCCATCGTATCTGGCCTTGATTTCAGGCGCAAGGCTTAGATTGTCGTCCATCGTGAAATGAAGATACAGGATGTTCCGCTCTCGCGCTTTCTTGATCCATTCCACATAGAACCAGTGACCGGGGTTTTCGGGGTTGCAGTTGAACCAGAACTTAGAACCGGCCACACTGCAACGAGCCATAGCCTGCTCCACGAAAGAGCGAGGCATGAGGGCCACTTCGTCGAACAGCACGCCCGCAAGCGTGATGCCCTGCACCAGTGTGTAGCTTGATTCGTCCTTGCCGCCGAACATATAGTAGCTGTTGGTCACGCCGCCAGACGTGATAATCAGCTTGTTTTCACTGCGGCGTTCAGTGATTGAAAAGATACCCTCAAGCCACTGCGGCATGAGGGTTATAACGTTGCGGCGCAAGCTCTCGATGGTCTTGCCGCATATAGCGAAGTTTTGATTGTTAAAGCAGCTCATGCTCCACAGGATAAAGCCGTCTGTCATGGAAACGGTCTTGCCGGAACGGATAGAGCCGTCACAGATGATGCCGTCACAGTCCATGAACTGCGGCTTATTCCACCACGTCAGCGTCAGAAGCTGCCGCTTGCTGAAGTTCTGGTAAATCATCCGTGTTCACGTCCTCCTTTGTGGCATTCTGGATAGCCTCGAGCAGATTGTTGTCCTTTGCGCTGCCGCCCAAGCCGGTTTCGCCGGTGATGTCCATATAGAGCTGGATCGCATAGGTGTTGCCCGCCTGCGCCGACCGCATAAGAGCGTCGGCCACAAGCATTTTTTGGGTCAGCACCTCAGACGGGATGCCCAGCTTTTTCAGGCGGTTCTGCTTGCGCTTATCGGTAATCGGGAGGCCGGAATACAGCTCAAGAAGGTCAGCCATCATTTGCCGTTCACGGCGTTTCTCCTGACTGGCTTTACCACCAGCAGAGCGGATAGCGTGAGCCTCTTCTTTGCTGCGTTCGGTCAGAGGAATGAGGTTCTTGTCTTGTGGTCTGCTCACGCTTCACACCTCCTATCAGTGGTTTTTCCTCCTTCGTCACTTCGCTTTCTGATAGCTGTACTTGTAACCGAATTTTTGCTGATTGGCTTTCAGCCACTTAGAAACGGCGTCGTTGTAGTCTTTGCCGCTGAGCTGAGCGCTGTTGACCGCCTTTACAAAGCCAGAAGCGTTGAAATGCGTGCCCTTCGTGAAGGTGTACACGCCCGCATACCGCACGGTATCGTCGCCGCGTCCGGTTTTGGTGCTGACGGCCACAATGCCGCGCCGGGTGCCAAGGGCGGTATTGATGACGTCCTCTTTGCTGAAGGTCGGCCAGCCGTCACGCGGGTGGTTGTGAATGGCAATTTCCTTGCCGTTGCCGGTCAGCCCTGAAATACTGCCCGCGTTGCCGTGGCGGTATTTCGTAGCGAAGCCCTGTTCATCCACGACCACGCCGTGTTCTTCCAGCGCGTCACCATGTGCGGCAACAAAGGCGCGTACCATGTCCTCATAGACACGGTTGGAGCCGATTTTGACATTCATGCGCGCGGGAAGGTCTGCGGTGGTTTCGTCCTTGCCGCTGCCGCCACCAGAAGACGGCCAGCCGCCACTAAAACCGATGCCGGAACCGCCGCCGCGCCCGCCGTGCTCCACGGGGAAGGTGATCTCCGTCCACGCGCTGATCCGCTGCTCAAGGGTCTTGCCGTCAATCTCAAAGTGCAAAGCCTCGTCAAGGCTGTTGAAGGATGCAATGATCTTGCCGGTCGTCAAGCTGTACAGCTCAAGCGGATCGCGGAAAAGCACCACCTTGTCGGTCGCATAAACGCCATTCAGACGCTTGAATTCATGCTTGAATCTGTCAAGCTGCATATTGTCTCACCTCTTTTTGGGTATAAAAATACCGCCAGCGGAAAGCCGCTGACGGTTGAAGTCTTGTTCAGTTCACACGGATGACGGGTTTCGGGCCTTTGCCCTTGCCGCCTTCCGCTTTGGTGGGCTTTGCGTCATAAGGCGCGCCGGGACGCTTGCCGGTCTTGCCCTTCGCGGGCTGTGCGGGGGTCTTTTTTGCCATTATGGGCCTCCTATCTGACAACAGGCTCGTCGTCGCTCTGATTCATGTACTCCTTGAAGAACGCCTTCACGTCGTCGGGGGCGTCGTCTCTGATGCCGATGATCTCGTCCGTATCCTCGTCGCGGATCACATAGCCCATCATAATCAGTTCAGGGTCATTTTCGTTTCTAATCTCACTCATGTTATCCTAACTCCCTTTTGAGAATTTTCCAAATTGCTTGAGACAGCGGTTTTGCGCGGCTGCCGTTGGCGCGATAGTCTGCGACGGCCTCGGCCATAGCCTCAGAACGGTTTTTGGTCGCATATCGGGAAATCTGCGCCACAAGCTGGTCATTCGTCAGTCCTTTTCCGACTGCGGTTTTCTTTGCGGCTCTTGCGGCCTCGCCCACCACCTTCGTAGCGAAACGGTGCTTGTTCCATGCGTTGATACGGTCCATAGTCCCATAATAACCGGTCTGCGTGATGTTCTTGAACACCAACGCACTTTCCAGCAGATGCCCGATTTCGTGCGAGGCAATATGTACACTGCTTGTGCCGTCAGGATGCCACTTGACACGCACGTCGTTTTCGTAATTCTGATCCAGCTTTGCCTGATCGCCCATCATTTTGGGATTGAGCTGCAATTTGCCGGACAGAGAAGCAGAGGCGTAGGCATTGGAGCGGCTTTCACTGCCGTTCAGCTCATGGATGCCGATTGCCGCCTGCGGGAACTCCTTCAGTAGTCCTTCAAGCTCACCGGCTGCCGAGCGCAAAACGCCGAAATCGACCTTATCAGCGGACGAATGCACCGTCACGCTGTAATGGTCCTGCATATACTGTCGCAGCTCTCCGACGTCTTTTGTGTCAAGCGCGCTGCTGCCGCGCCCGGAACCGCCGCCACGTCCACCCATGTATTATACCACACTCTCTTTCAGTTTTGTAGTCCGCGCCTTAATCTGCTCCTGAAAAGCCGCCACATGAACGATAGGCCCGGAAACGCCATCCGGCACAAGGCCGTAGAAGTAAATCGTCGATGGATTCAGGCGGCGGAGCATTTCATCATAGCCAAGCCGGAAAAGCTCTGCGGCGCGCTTGTTGAGCTGTGTTCCCACACTGGAAACGGCCACAGCACCGCCCACGGGTTCACCGTCAAAGCACCACTCGAAGCTGCTTTCGTCGCTCCAAGAGATGGTCGGAATAACCGTGATCCCGTTGCCTTGCCAGTACGCGCCAAGCCAATGCTTGCGGTAATGGTTCCAGATTTGAACGGCTTTCGGGAAATCGGTGTATGTGCTGAAATCCGGCGTGCATACGGCCTTGAATCGCCGCAGCATATCGAGATAGGCGTCGGGATTTGTCCACAGTCGGTTAAACTGATAGTCGTCCACGAAAAAGTGAACGGCTTTGTTCGCCGGGTCCTTGCAGCTTTTCGCATAGTTAAAGCCGATCCAGCTTTGAGGCGTGGCCGGAACTTCGGCTAAAATGCGCGGTATGTCAAAGGCTCCCGCGCCGATGAACTTTGCTCTATTCAGATTTTCGTAATTCCTCTGATCGCGGTACATGGCGCGGGCCTCCTATCTGCAAAAATAGAATTCAAGACACAGGCGGTAAGGCCGGAGGCAGAACCGTGTACCGCCTCTCGCGTGTCTTGAATTCCATGCTATAGTTTACCACAGGTGCGGTGGACATTTTGGGACCACTTTAGTCACTGGTGCTTTGCAGATACCGGTATACGCGCTTTCTCACGCTCTCGTCCGTGTTGCCGCCTCCGACGTGCATGGCCGTCTGGTGCCAATTAAGCCCGTTGATAAAGCGCAAGGCGAATATCTGCCGGGTCAAGCTGTCCGGTATGCCGGATATGTACCGTTCAAGGCGGGTGCGCTCATGGATGCACTGGATTTGCTTTGCTGCGATAATGGCCTTCAGATCAACGATTTCCGCTACGCAGCGGGCCAACGTATCACTATAGCCGGGCGCGTGGGGCATACCGTCATACTTTGGAGACTTTGGGGATGTAGTCATAGACTCCAATTCATCAAGCCTGCGCTTGTCTTCTTCGATTTCGCGGTTCAGCCAATAGAGCTGAGATAGTTCTTTGATAGTCATGCTGCGGCCTCCTTAGCCTTCTGAATTCTAACCTTCAGGGCTTCCAACAGGCTATCCTGTGCATTGGCTTTGCCGCCCAGAGATTTAATAACGTCTTCATCCGTGCCGCCCAGCACCACCAGATGGTGGACTATGACGGGGTACGGCTGCCCCTGCCGGTGCAGGCGCTTATTGGTCTGCTGGTACAGCTCCAAACTATCGTTCAGGCCGAACCAGATGATGTGATGGCCGCCCTCTTGCAGATTGAGGCCGTAGCCACAGGACGCGGGCTGCATCAAAAGCAGGTCAATATTACCGGCGTTCCAGTCATCTTCCTCCGCTTTGCCCTCGTACACTCTCACCCGTAGGCGTGTAGCTTCCAGCGCCTGCAACAGCCGGTCGCGGTCGTGCTTAAAGTTGTAGCAGATAATCGCGTGCTGCCCGGAAAGCTGCTCCACAGTCTCAAGCAGCGCCTCGATCTTGCAGTCATGCACGGTGATGACGTTCCCGTCCTCGTCGTACACAGCGCCGTTGCAGAGCTGTAGGAGCTTGCCGCGCAGAGTAGCAGCAGAGCCAGCCGTGATGACTGTCTCGTCCACCTGAAGCAGCGTGTCCCGCTCCAAGCGGTCGTAAGCCTTCTGCGCTGCGGTGTCCAGCTTGACGGGAATATCCTCATAGATCAGTTCGGGCAGGTTGAGGTAGTCTTCCGATTTCATGCTGATGCAGATGTCAGAGATACGGCGGTAAATTTCGTCCGCCGCGCCCAGCTTTGGCGCATAGGAGAAGATCGTCGTGCGGCTGCGCTTGTCCGGCACAAAGTATGCGTCGCGGTATGACGTGATGGTACGGCCCAGCCGCTGCCCACAGTCCAGCAGATACACCTGCGCCCACAGGTCCATAAGGCTGCGGGGATTCGGCGTGCCGGTCAGCTCCACAATGCGGTTGATCCGAGAGCGCACCAGCTTCAGCGCCTTGAAGCGCTTTGCCTGATGATTTTTGAAGCTGCTGCTTTCGTCGATGACCACCATATCGAACGGCCAGCTGTGCCCGTAATAGCCCACCAGCCACTGCACATTCTCGCGGTTGATAAGATAAACGTCCGCCGTTTGGGCCAGTGCTGCGGTACGCTGCCCCACAGAGCCGAGGACGTGTACCAGCCGGAGGCAGGAGAGGTGGGACCACTTTGCAGCTTCTTTGTCCCACGTGCTTTCAGCTACCTTCTTCGGAGCAATGACAAGCACCTTCCGTACCGCCCAATATTCATACTTCAGCCGCTTGATCGCAGTCAGTGTGATAGCCGTTTTGCCGAGGCCCATGTCCAAGAAAAGCCCCAATGCCGGATCACGAATGATCCGGTCAATGCAATACTGCTGATAGTTATGCGGGCAAAATTCCTTCATCCCTCAGTACCTCCCTGCATCGTGCAAGCACGGCTTCGATCTTCTCCACGCTATCGACCGCCGAGAAAACTTCAAAGCCCAATGCGCGCAACAGCCCTTGCACATAAAGCTGCCGCTTGCGTTCCATTTTTCCCGGCTTCTTCATCTCTACAAAAATCACCTTTGCACCGGGAAGCAGGATGATCCTGTCAGGAACACCGGAGAAACCGGGGCTTTCAAACTTCAGACACCGGACGCCGTTTCCCAGCTTCTGGACGCCGGTTCTCAGCTTATTTTCGTAATAGGATTCGAGCATTTAGTTCCTCCTTGTCGGTAACGGTTGTAACGTTTTTGACCCCATTTTCTATAATTCCCTACGCGTATAGGCGCTATAGCGGATAACGCCCATACACCCTTTATTACAGGTATTCAATAGAAAAAGTATGTTACAATGTTACAAAGTCCAAAAAGCCCTTGAAATACGGGCTTTTTCGCTGTAACGTCTGCTGTAACGTTTTTGTTACAGTGTTACACCGTTCTGCGCTTGTAACATCCAGTGTTACAGCAGAATGTTACAGCCTTTTCACGCCCGGACAAAACCACGCTGCACGCTGTATGGGCCTACCCGGATGACCGTGCCAGACCGCTTCCAGCCGTCCAGCCGCGCCAGAATGGCGTTGATTTCCCGCGTGTCAGCGGGCTTCATTTCCCGGACATTCCCGTTGAACAGCTCACACCAAACTTCCACGGCGGCGATACGGTCACGGTCCACAAGCTCAAGCTCCTGCCCATCCGGCGTCCGTGTAGCTCCGCACCAGTAATCCCGCCGCCTGTCGATGGGCCATTTTGCCCAGTCAACCGGCACCTGCTTTTCAACGAATGCGGCAATAAGACCCTCACGGGCGGACACCTCGCGGTGCTCCTCCTGTTTGATCTTCGCCTCCTGCTCCACGTCACCGGAGAGATACAGCGATTCACCGGCCTGCCAGCGAGCCTTTGCCTCCGCCCACAGTTGGTCGATAGCATCGTCGGTCAGGTCGCGCCACACGGTTTTGGCGTGCGGCTGCTCGCCCACGTCCACGGGCCAGAAACGCCGGTTGCCGGTCGTGTCCTGAAGGAAGTCCGTCGTATTGGTTGAACCGAAGAACACGCACTGCCGGGGCAGCTCCGAGACATGACGGCCATACGCCGCGCGGTAGCGGTCGGCACGCAGGGAGAGGAACTGCTTGATGCGGGCGACGTCAGTCTTGCGGAATGCGTCCAGCTCTGACACTTCCACTAGCCACACACCCTGAAGCAGCTCTGATGCGTCCTTGCCCTCAAACGTCCGAATGGAATCATTGAACCAGCCACGGGACATTTTATCCAGCAGGGTACTTTTTCCGATGCCCTGCGGCCCGGCGAGGATGACCATGTTGTCGTACTTGTAGCCGGGGATCATGGCGCGGGTAACGGCTGCGGTGAAGCTCTTGCGGCACACAGCGCGGTTATAGGCGGTGTCCTTCGCGCCCAGATAGTCAATGAACAGCGTGTCCAGCCGAGGCACACCGTCCCATGTCAGACGCTCGATGTACTCGCGGACCTCGTTGAAGGCGTGCTGCGAGGCGTGAATGTCAAGGGCGCTGTCGATGTTGCCGCGTCCGGAGATACCCCAGAAGCGTTCCATGTACCAGTACAGGCCGTTGCTGTCCGTGTCAGACCACAGGCGGCGTTTGCCGTCCTTCTTCCACGGCAGCGGCCCCAGCACCTCGCCGCGCCCTGCGAACTGATTGAGCGCGAACTTGCCCTTCAGGAGCGGATCGCCGTCAAGGATAATGAGCACGTTGTCAATGGTGCTCTTGATCTTGCCGTCCTGCGTGCGCTGCAACTTTTCAGCCCATGCGGTGTCGTCCTCCGGCGCGGGATCGTTGCCCATGCCCTCAAACTCCCGCATAGCCTGTTCGTGCTGTTCGCGGTTGAGTGTGGCGCATACGGTCTTGTCGGCCAGCGCCAGATCGCACATAGCCTTGTAGGACGGGAGCTTTGCAACGGGCGTTTCCGGCGAAGCATTGTCGTCCTTGTCCCCGAACTTGTGTAGCCGGATCAGATCAAAGGCATTGACCAGCCGCCCACTGCACGGGTCCGTCGCATGGTGGCTGAACAGGAACTTGCCGTCGTCGTAGATGATCGCGCCGCCCGTGGTGGAGCCGCCCAGATAGGTATAACGGTCAGGGTCGTTGTCCACGGCCTCATAGATGCCAGGCAGGTAGGCGTCCATAGCCGCCAGCACGTTATAGGTGCGGCAGAAGGCGCCCACAAGCCCCTGCTTTTCTTCAGGGTCGCCCTGCTTCATAGCCAGCTTCTGATAGCTGGTAGCGCCGGGGACTACCGGCCAGCTCGTCAGATCGTGCCAGTCGGCGTATGTACCCAGAAGGGCGTCTGCGGAGATCAGCGGTGCGTCTACGGCCTTGTAGACGAACTCACTGTCACAGCAGCAGGAAGGCCAGTACATGAGCCGGACTGTCTCAAAGGTGGTCGGGTCGGCCATGCCGATACCCACATGAGCGGCCACACGGCGCGCGCACGGCTCGTATTCGTCTGGGGTCATAGTTCTATCGGTCGGGACAACGACGCGCAGACGCGGGCGCTCAGGCGTGTGCTTGCGGGTGCTGTAAATGCAGTAGCTGAAGCCCAGCTCGTCCATTTTGCCGATGATGGTTTCCGTCTGCCAGCCGGGGATATTATCAAAGTCAAGCGTGATGACGTCGCGCCCGGTCACGTTGTTTGCCTTGCGGCGCTGCCCCAGCAGGGAGCCGCCCACAAAGCCGCCGACGTCCTTTAGATCGTCCTGCTGCGATTTCTTCAGATGCAGATAATCTTGCAGGGTTTCAGCCCCACGGACCGGGGTAGACAGCCGTTTATAGAGTTCTTCGACGGTCAGCACCGTCTGTTTCCAGACCATATCGCGGCGGTTGTTACCTACGGATATGGTGATTTGTCTGTCATAGTTCATAATCAGGTACTCCTGTCCTCAGGATCACCCCCCCCGTCACCGGGGGAAGGCGTCGCCTCCTTGTGTAGCTCCGCACCGCTCATTCCCGCGCTTCTCCCGTGATCCGGTCAGACAGGCGGACAAGTTTTCCCGCACGGATGCGATCCACCAGAGCGCGGTTGCGGAAAATGACCTTGAGCTGTTCCAGCATGATTTCCACGTCTGCGATCTCCTCGGCCAGCGCCTTGAAGTTATCCGCGCCGCGAAGATTCTTCGACAGCTCCTTGGTCAGCTCGGACATTTCCTCCATAGCCATCACAAGCTGCGATTGCTTGCCGTAGGCCCTGACGGCCTCGGCGTAGGTGTCGCACTGGACGGGTGCCACAATCGCGCTCAGACGCTCCTGAAGCTCCTTGTTCTTGCACTCGCAATAGCAGATTTTGTCCTGTGCCTGCCTGAGTTTGGCTTCAAGCTCGGCCTTCGTCATATCACTCATTTAAACACCCTCCCGGTCTTGACATCTTTGATTTCAATGCGGCTGACAAGCTCAAAGCCGCAGTTACGGATGATGAATTTAAGGACCCTCACGAGGTCGCTCACGCGGCCATCCAGCGCGTTTTCTTCGCGGACGATAGATTTCACGCCCTCATACGCTGTGGGGTCGTAGTAGCCCTCGCTGTTCCTCTTGGGGTAGTTTGCCATACTGACCTCCTAACAATCGACTTCGATCACAGCGGTCGGGAACTTATCGCAGTTGTCCGCAATCTGCCTGAGAAATTCCGCTGTGGATTCCACCGTGCCCCAGCAGTTGCCCGGCTCAAACTGCCGGTAGCGCTTCGGATGCAGACACAGCCGCGACGCGCCCTGCATGAGCACGGGGTACATATCGGCACAGCGCTTGCCGTTCCACTCAGAGGGATAGGAGCCGCACACCTCTTTAATCATGGCGGCGGTGTTGGACGTGTGGTTAATCCAGTCGTCACCGACGTACACCCACTGATCCGCGCCCTCAAGTTTGGCCTTGAAACTTACGTCATAGCTCATTGTGTAGCCTCCTTCTTAGTCACCGGCCTTGAAGTTGTACACAGGCTTAATGATCTGCAACACAGTAACGGTGTCAGATATGCAGCTCAAGATTTCGTCCATAGGCTTGTATGCCTGCGGTGCTTCATCCAGAGTGTTCCGGCAAACAGAAGTCGTGTAAATGCCCTCCATTGCGGCCCGGTAGTCCTCCATAGGAATTGACGCTTTTGCTTTGGCGCGGCTCATAAGACGGCCCGCACCGTGCGGTGCCGATTCATTCCAGTCTGAATTTCCAAGGCCCCGACCAATGATACAGCCGTCTTTCATGTTAATGGGTATCAACACGATCTTACCAGCGGCTGCACAGATAGCCCCTTTACGGACCATACCCCACTCGTCGATATAGTTGTGGACCGTTTCAAAGCGGTCATACGGCAACCAGCCCATGCGCTGCATAATAACCTGACTGATCCGGCTACGATTGAACCGGGCAAACCGCTGGCAAATTCGCATATCGTGCAAATAGCGCTCCCGGTCCTCGCCCTCAACATAACAGAGGTCGCGCGGGATTGTGCTTTTGACTTTCAGTCGAGATAGCTTTTCGGAAATTTCGCTTTCCCGGCCTTCGGCTTTCAGACGTTCGATCAAGGCCGCCCGCTCACCCTTTGCAGAGTGGAGCGTTTCAACGGCAATGTCCTGATAGATTTCTGCAACCTGCTTGCCTAAGTTCCGGCTGCCGGTGTGGATTATCAGATATTTGTTGCCGTCCTCACCGGTGTCAATTTCGATAAAATGATTGCCGCCGCCCAGCGTACCAACGGAATTGTGCAACCACTCCACGTTATGCAGGCGATCCCGGCAATGCAGGTCGTCGAGAAGGGTAAAATAACCGGCGTTCTGATGGACAGCCATCCCAGAGGGGATGTACTTACGGATCACGTCATCGAGCTTTGCATAGTCAATCTCAATGGGGCCGAGGTTGACGGTCAGCATACCGCACCCAATATCAACACCGACGATATTCGGAATCACCTTGTCGCCTAAATTGGCGGTGAAGCCGATAACACAGCCTGCGCCAGCGTGGACATCAGGCATAATGCGTACTTTGCAATCCTCAAAGGGCTTTTGTGCAAGCAGCAGATCAATTTGAGCTTGTGCCTGTGGCTCAATAGTTTTTGCAAATATTTTCAGGTCTTTCATTGTGTAGCATCCTTCCCAGCGTTCCATGCCGCGACGTCAACGCCGATCTCTTGCAGCTTACGGTCCGCAAGCCACGCGTCGTCGTCAGGCATTTCGTAGTAGTTGACCAAATCATCGTGGATGACCGTAAACTGTTCCCATGCGCGCCGGAGCCGCTTTTTCCCGAAGCCGAGGTGTTTGTGCAGGAAATAAAGGATCATGGCGTCAACATTGTTCAGATATTTACGGTCGGCCTCCACGATTTGCCGGTTGATCTCAATGTTCATGGCGCGCCGCTCTTTGGCGGTCAGATCAGCGCCGTAGACCGTGCCCTTGTACTGCTTAACTCTCATGACGTCCGACCTCGGCGGGCGCAAACACATCCGGGTTATCGACAATGACCGAATGGAGCGCGTTCGCCAGCTCGTCCACACGCTTTTCGTCGTGGTCGCGGTAGCCGAGGCCAAAATAGATCGCATGGACCATTTCGTGGATGAAATCGGCCTCCATTTTGGCCGTGGCCTGCGGGCTGACGCGGATAATCAGGTCGTTGTAGAGGATTTTCGCCGAAACATTGTTGATACCGAGATCCATTTTGCTGGTGATCTCGACGGTGTAGGTCTTGCCGCCGATCTTGATCTTTTCAGGAATTTTCATCGAATTCACCTCGTTCTGTGGTTTTCCGATTGATCCGCGCCGCAGTTTTGCGGTATTTCTGCGGCAGCGGAAAAATCGTTATAAGGGTTTCGCCGTGGAAGATATAGACGTTGTTGCAGTAGATACGGACGTTGTTTGCCGTCTCGTGCTTCCAGTACAGCGCCGATATGTACCGGTTCAGGCTGCCGCTGGTGTCGCTGTGCCGGATGCCGTACCGCAGCGCATTTTCAGCGTTCTTGTGGGAGAGCTTCTTTGGCAGGCCGAGACGTTCCTTTGTTCTTCGCGCTGCGTGGTTGGTAACGCGGGTCATTTCCGCAAGAGGGCCACAAAGACAGCGATAACGCCGATCAATGCGACCACTGCGACGCTGATCCAGAGCGGAGACAGCACCAACCACCACGACCAAGCAATAACGTGTGTCAGCTTGAGCGTGATAAACACGATGGTCAGCAGGCCGACGAAGCCGATTCCGCCGCCACCGCTGCTTTTCTCATTCATATATTTCATTCCTCCTCGCAAATGCGGATCAGGTTGTGAATGCCTCTCTGTGTGTAGCCGAGGATTTTACCGGTGCCTGCCCAGAACTGAACCAGCGCGTCGTCGGATTTACGGCGGCAGTGGAAATGGCCTGTGGCGTCGTTCTTCAGGACATATTCGATGTTGTGGGCTTCAAGCTGCCGGATCGCGTACTCGATGCGGTCGGGATTCTTTGCTACCCGCTCCCTGTGATTCTGCCGGGCGTGCTCCTTGAGAGCATCCCAGCATTCATCCCTCACCATGCGGATCACCTCCCAAGTCGAAGTGCTCAAAGGTGGCGACGCTTGTCATAGTCAGGAACAGGTCCGCGAAGAACTGAACGGCGGAATCGCGGTCAATGTTGTTGCGGTCGGCGGCTTCGAGGATTCCACGAATGGTCACGCTCGCCACACGAGCCATTTCGGAAGTCCACGCTTCCGCCTCTTTTGCGGTCAGTGCATTCATCTTGACGCCTCCTTTAAGCAGGTAGGGCAGACCTGCCGCCCCTCAGGGATTTCAGCCCCGCAGGAAATACAAGTGTTGACAGGCGGGACCTTCGGCGTCTCCGTGGCGATCTCACCGGCGCAGGCGGCGTAACCGGCCAAGTCAACGAAGCTGTCACCCTTGACGCCGGTCTTGATGCGAGCCACTTTCAGGAGCGCCAGCATCATAGCAACGTCTTTCGCGCTGTAGCGCATTCCGGTGTACGCCTCCCACAGCTTGCCAATAAGGGCGAAGTTGTTTTCGGGCCTGCCGTATTCGCGCTCACGCTTTCCGCAGACACATTTACGCGCCTGTTCCAGAATCTCAGCTCGTTTCATTGTTCATCCTCCAAGCAGACGCGCCCGCACTCCTCAAGGCGCTTCAGGATCACACTGCCGTTGATAGGCGTGATGAACTCAAAGCCGGGCTTAATAATCTTCATCGTCGTCCTCCGTTTCCCCGTCTTCGGTTGCGGCCTCGTACTGGTCGTATGTAATGGCTCTGACGCACTCGACAGGAACGCCGAGCAGGTCAGCGGTGTTCTTGCGCTGGGCGTAGAGGAAGCCTTCGCACTGAACCGAATTGTTGATGATGCCCACAAGCTGGTCGGCGGCTTTCGCGTGCTTCAGCGCAACGCTTGTGTAGCCGACGCTCCCAGCGCCGCCGAATACTTCAGCGTCCTTGACCTCGAAATGGCAGGTCAACGTAATGTCAACCAGACCGATGTTAGCGTTTTGCATAGGATTTCCCTCCGTTATTGATGTGTTCCTCATAGCTGTAGCGGATGCAGTAAAGTGCCACATAGAGGATGACAAGCAGATAACCGGCATAAAGAAATAGCCAGTACCACGAATAGAACATGGACAGGACCACTGGGACGGCCAGAGTGCCGATTACTGCACCGGCGATAAAAAGGATCAGAGCCACCACAGCGGCGGTTTTAATCAGCTTTTCGCATTTCATAATGAGTTGCCTCCGTAGATTTTGTGTTATTGTATTTTGGGTGGCCCCACGACCGGGGGCCGGATTTCAAAGGGAAATCAGATTAAACAGAAGCCGAACGCCACCCCGTAGGAGTTGGACGCGATGTCGTAGTTGCTGCCACCGCTGGTGTACACAAGGGCGAAAGACGAAGACGACGACGCCTCAGGCGACCGCAGCCACCAGAACCATGTCCCATTGTCGCTGCACTCCTTCACACGGTCTTTCTCACGGAGGAAGCACAGGAGCTGCGCGTCCTCCGGCTCACGCTCCGACCAGCGGCCCTTGCCGAATACCTGCGTCTTGGAGAGCAAGAACAGCTTGTCTTCGGTTTCCACGCGCTCCCCATCCACGATCTGGACGATTTTCGTCGGCGCAATGAGCGCCTGAAGCTCGTCTGGCAGAAGGGCAAACACGGAGTTGTTGAGATACTGCCGCATATCGCAAGCAGCCCACGCGCCCTTGTTTGTGGCGCGCTTGTTCATGCGGTGCTCGTCAGCGAGGCAGTCTTCGAGGACGAAGAACCACTTGCCGTTCTTATCCTGTGTAGCTCTCACTGCCACTTCCTCGCCGTTCTTGAGGTTGAAGACGATCAGGTCGCCCTGCGCAATGGTGCCGTTATCGACCGCCGCCTTCAGCGCGGCCCATGTGGTTTCGTTGGTAGTAGAAGTCTTGATAAACATAAAGGGTTGCCTCCTTAGTCCTTTTTGAAAAATGCTCCGACCCAGCCGTCAGCGCCGAGGGGCAAGCCCTCCGCCCACGGAATCGGGGTTGACATGATCTTGACCACCTTGTCAAGCATGGCATCGTTGGTATCAAATGCGGCGGTGTCGATGACCACCTCGTCGTGGATGTGGAAAACTACAGGCAGCCCAGCGGCTTCAAGGTGTTCAATGGCCTGCGCCAAACAGTCGCGGGCGATGGCCTGTACAACATTTTCCACCAGCTTCCCGCCGTAGGTTTCGATGCGGCCCCACTTGTTCTTGTCGTTCACGCCCATATAAGTGATGGACGGACCACCCCAGCGGTTTTCTCCGACAGAGGGTTCGACATAGTAGAGCTTGCGACCGGAGGGAAGCGAGACGGTCATGCAGGTCGTACCACGGATGCAGTCGCACTCCCGCGCGAAGGTGCAGCAACGAACACGGAGAGAACCGCCGTTCTGAATGACACGGATCGCCGCGTCATTGAAGCTGTACCAAAGGTTGCGGATTTTGGGGTTTGTGTTGCGCCATTTGTCCACGATGTCTTTGATTTCTTCGTCGGGCAGGTCGGCAAGCAGTTTGCCGGTGTCCATCTGCCGCATAGCAGGGACGCCGCCCTGATAGCCGAGGGCCAATTCTGCGACCTTGCCGCGCTGCCGGAGGGAATATTCGGGGTTGCCCTTTTTGATCCGTTCCAGCGGGACGCCGAACATCTGAGAGGCAGACGCTTCATAGATTTTGCCGTGTGTGCGGAAAACCTCAAGCCGCCATTCCTCGTCGGCCAGCCACGATATGACACGGGCTTCGATGGCGGAGAAATCGGCGTCAATCAGGATGTTTCCGGGGGCAGCCACAAACGCGGTGCGGATAAGCTGTGACAGCGTATCATTCGGAGAGCCGTAGACTGTCCGCAGCGCGTCGAGCTTGCGGCCTTTGACCAGCTCACGGGCAAACTCCAACGGCTCCGTGTAGGTGCGGGGCAGATTCTGGACCTGCACCAGACGTCCGGCCCAGCGCCCCGTCCGGTTTGCGCCGTAGAACTGAAGCAGCCCACGGACGCGCCCGTCGTCGCACACAGCGGCCTCGATGGCGTCGTATTTCTTGGTGCTGGTCTTGCCCAGCTCCTGCCGGATTTCCAGCATCCGCTGAACGTGGTCAGCGTTGTCGCGGCCCAGCAGCTCTTTGATCGTCTCCTTGCGGAGGGTGGTAATATCGTCGCCGGTTTCGGCGGACAGCCAGCGGGCAAGCTGCTTGACGCTGTTGGGGTTTTGCAGTCCGGAAAGCTGGACGGCCTCGTCGGTGAGCTGCGCGCGGATGGTTTCGCCCAGCTCTAACGCACCTTCGCAGAAGTCCATATCGACCGCCACGCCGCGCGCGTTGATAAGCAGGTCGGTTTCCCACTGCTTCTGAACGAAATCCGGCACGGGAAACACGGACAGGCGGCGTTCGATCTCCATTTCCGCCACAACGTCTTGGCCGTTGTAGGTCTTGAATAGCTCCCATTTTTCGGGGTCGTGATGCGGGTAGTTTCGGGTCCTGCCGCCGTTCGCCTTCGTGGGCTTGCAGGGCACACAGAAATAGCGGATCAGAGCCTTGCCGGTAGTCAGCTTTTGTTTGTCCTCCGGAATGCCCAGCGCCCGGCCTGTCGCATCCAGACCTGCGGTGTAACCGGCATACAGGCCATGCAGCATTGTGTCGCGCCACTGTGCGGGCGGGAGCTGCGCGCCCATGTACTTACTGAGGCAGTACCATTCAAAGGCCGCGTTGTAGGCGTGCTTCAGGCACTGCGGGTCTGTCAGGGCGTGGATAACTTCCATCGGAATTTCTTCGCCCTGTGCCATATCAATGACCTGAGTGGGCGCACCGTCGAAGCTGTACGCAAAAAGCAGAATCTCAAAGGCGGGGCTTTGCACATAGCGGTAAAGACCAGCCTTTTTCAGATTCACGTCCGAGTACGTTTCGAGGTCGATACTGAGGTGGATCACGTCGCACCTCCTTATCGCTGGAAGGCTTCAGAGCTGGAATAAAGGCTGAGAACATTCTTGGTGTTGACACCGCGCTCCTGAAGCTCCTCGATCATGGACTTGAACAGCGGGGTTGACTGCACATACTCGACCAGCTCCGCGTCGCTCAAGCTGGTTACGTTCTTGAGGGACTGCTTGCGGTCATCGGCATTGAAGGGCGTCCAGACCGTATCAGAGAAGGTCGCGTGCTCGATGTCAGCCACGAGGATGGAAAGCGTCCGAGCGGGTTTCTGGACGAGCATACGCACCGTATTCAGCAGGTGCGGCGTCTCCATGTTGCCCACAGGGACGGCCTCGCCAACGCCGGTGATCCAAACGCCAGAATAGTCAAAACGGGTTTTCATATTTGCCTCCTTTGTGTCCTTGCCGGGCAGGCGGTCACTGTGTAGCCGCCTGCCCAGCGCTGTGGTTTACATGGGCTGACCGGTGATGGGGTTGATCTGGCCGGGAGTGTAACCGGCCTGCGGCTGAACGCCGCCAGCGGGATAACCGCCGTAGCTGGGGACAGGCGTTGCGGGCATGGCCGCGCCATACTGGCCGGTAGCGTAGCCCTGTGCGGGGGTCGTCTGCGCGCCGCCAACACCGGCGAACTCAGCGGCGGTAACAACGGAGTTGCTGAGCGGTTCGCCGTCGCGGGTCTTCATCACGGCACGCAGGCCGCAGCCGACACCGCGCTTGCCAGCGGAGTTGTAGGCATAGAAGTTGATGGACACGCGGGCGTACATACCGCTGTAGATGTCCGTGGGGGCCAGTTCGCAGTTCACGTTATCCGCGCCGCAGACATAGGGCTTGTTCTTACTGGATGCGGTCACGACCCAGCAGCCACGGCATTCCTCGCCAAAAGGCTCACCGGAGGGGCGCACACCGTCGCCGTCATGCACGACGGATTCGATACGGGCGGGGCGGACGCCGTTCCACTTGGCGTTGACGCCGACCTCGGCGGCGGCGTTCATAGCCGCGTCAAGCTCCTGCTTGATATTCGGGTTGGACTTGGGGATCAACAACGTTACGCTGAACTTCGGGTCGCCCACGCCGTTCTGCGGCGCACGAGCGGTCACGAGGTTGCAGTAGGACAGGCGGCATTCGGGGGTGAGAACTCTTTTCGGGTCATTCTGATACATGGTTTAATTCCTCCATAAAATTCATTCAGTTCAATATGTTCAGTCCTGCATCCGCAGGTGGGATCAAAGGTTTTTGTAGATCGCGTTGAAGGCGTTTCGGGTTACGGATTTGAGCGCATTCCGATTCAGGCGGGGCGCTTCCAGCAGCTCCATAATGGCGGTGAAGGATTCGCAGGCGTCGCGGCACATATCCAGATAACCGTCCGCGTTGCCCTCATAATCCTTGACCAGCTCCTGCTGCTCTTGGATTTCCTCCTTCAGCTCTGCGACGCATTCCCGGAAGCAGCGGGCGACGTCATCTCCGAGCTTTTCGCGCAGCAGCCGTTCAAGGAACACGTCCTTGTCCTCGAAAATGACCTCCATGCTGCCATCATTGAGATATACCGTTTCAGCCATCGGACGCACCCGCAAACTCAGCAGCACCAACGCAATAGGCTTCGCGGCGGTCGCTTGCCAGCGCAAGTGTAGGTTTGCCCTTCGGCTTTGTGACACACTCGGAAAGCAGCTCCGCGAAGGTCTTTTTGCCGAGCATCTTTTCCAGCTCTGAGAGGGTCTTCGGCTTGCGGTCGTAAATCAGCGCCTCGTCATACCCGGCGTCAACCAGCTTCTGGACAGCGGTGTCAACATCTGTGAAGGTGCGGTTGCTGCGGCCCTCCACCAGCTTCCAGCCGGGGATTTCGCCGCCGTCAAGCATTGCGCCGGTGGCGTAGTCCTGAAGGTCCTTGTACCACTGCACCAGACCTTCGGCCTGAATCAGCAGGTCGCCGACTTCGGCATCCGACAGGCACGGACTTTTTCCGATCTCACGGCTGCCGTTCGCGGGGGTGAGATTCTTGAAATCCTCAAAGCCAGTGAAGAACGCGGCTCTTGCGGCGCATTGCGCCTTGCCCTTGCAGAATCGGCAGTGCTCGCCGGGGCAGAAAGTTCCGGGACCGTCATAGGCTTCCTGTGCAAGGGGTTTGATGCTCTCGCCCCATGCAAGCAGATCGTCCACACTGAGCGCGTCCTCGCTGGCCTCCTGTGACAACCGGGGCTGACAGATACCCATTGATACCCGCTTGATTTGATCGCCATAAATAGGCCCGTAGAGCCTCAGAGCGCCCAGCGCGTACAGCCGCATTTGCGGGTTGTTTTCGGCCGATACGGGTACGCCCTTGCCGTGCTTGTAGTCGGTGATATGCAGCGTGTCGCCGCCGATCATGATACAGTCGCAGGTGCCGAAACCGTCCGGGACATAGGCCGTGAGATCGACCTTGACCTCCATTGCCACATGAGGTGGCGTGGCGTACTGCATGGCCTTCTCTGTTAGGTAGTCCACATACGCTTCGGCGGTCCGCAGCATCTCGTCAGAGTACAGCGGGCGGGCTTGCAGCTTCTTCAGCTCAGAGTTGAATTTGCGGGTGGACAGGACAGTGAATTTCTTGCGGGCATACAGCTCGCAGATGGCGTGTGCCAGAGTACCTTCCTCCGCATAGGAGCTTGTCCCGTCAGGAAAACTCTCCTCGAAATGCGGTGCCGCCGTACAAACCAGCCAGCGGTGGGCGCTGGATGCGCTCAGAAGGGCGTGTTGTCTGGGGGTAGGCATTGTCCCACCTCCCGTTAAAGCTGCGCTCCGAGGGCTTTCAGCTCAGCACCAAAGGCGCTGTATGCCTCCTTCGGCAGCTGCGTTACGGCCTGTACACCGAACTTGCCCAGCAGAGCGAGGAGCTGCGGCATCTTGCCTGCGTCGATCAGCGCCGCACCCGCGCGGCTCAGCGCCTCCACGGTGTAGCTCTCAACCGGAGCGGCGGGCGGCGCAATCGGGGCAGCAGTCGTCGGTGCAGTCGGCTGAACAGGGGTGGGTGCAACAGTGCCGGTAGTTGGCGCAGGCTGAACAGATGTCGTAGGGTTTACGGCGTGGGCAGCGGGAGCGGCAGGGAAATCAACGTTGACAACGCCTGCGTTGTCGATGTGGTGGTTGTTCCCTCCGTGCTGATGGCAGACGAATTCGGGCTGCTTGCCGATGGCACCGGCCAGCGCGTTCAGCGCTTCCGGTAATCCGGGGATTTCGATGGTCATTTTGATCTCAAACATGATTTGCCTCCTAAATGTTCTTCAGATCGTCGATGATTTGTTGCCAGCTTTCGGAAACGTTCGTGACGTGCCTTGAGTATTGACTTGAGTAGTAGCCTTGCTGCCAGAGCTTCGCAGCGCCGCCCTCGCCGCAGTTATAGGCCATGAGGGCTTTGTGCTGGTCGCCGTACTTGTCCAGCAGCTCACCGATCAGGAGGACACCGGCAACAATGTTGCCCTCGTAATCGGTGGGTTCGATCCCAAGTCCGCGCAGGCGATCATAGTTAATCGGGTGAACTTGCATCAGGCCCCAGCAGGTGCCGTTGTCTGCGTCGAGGTTGAAGCTGCTTTCGCATTCCGCGATTGCCAGCGCCAGTGCATAGGGAACGCCGTAGTCCTCACACGCTTGCTGCATTACCTCCTGAAGCTCGTAGCTCAGCGGAATGTCGTCACTGTGTAGGAATCTCTGCCCTTCTGTCTCCTGCGGTACGGCTTCCGGCTCTGTGACCGGCTCGTCCGGTGTGGAGGCGGTAGGGGCTTCGGTTTCCGGCACGGACGTTTCAGCCGTGGGAGCGGGTGCGGTTTCCTCCGGTGCGGGCGCTGCGCCTGACGCGCAGTTGACGGCAAGGATCGTGATTACGACCGCCTCCAACACTGCCAGCACAAAGAGGCCAAGAGCGATACGGCGCAGCCTATTGAACTGCTGGTGCTGCCGTCTGCGTGTCGTCGTCATAGAACTTGCCTTCCTCTCTGCATTTCTGTAGCCACGCTTCGTAGCGGCGCAAATTCTCCGGATCGGAGTAAAACCGCTCAATGCCCGCAAGCAGCGTCCGGCAGAGAATATCCATTTGTACGCGCGGAATCTGCGTGCAGTCGATTTTGACGTTGGCCATGATGCTTTCCTCGTTTCTTACTGATTAACTGTGGGTTCGCTTGCCTGCCGCTGCTCAAGGCGTTCAAGCGCATCAATGATGCGCTGCTGGGTCGTGGCGTTGCCCTTCTTGTTGTGGAGAACAGCGGACAGGTACGAGTTCGTCAGCCCTGCTTCATCGGCAAGCTGCTTGCCCGTAATTGCCGCCATGTGCATACGCCCAACCACTTCAGCGGTCCAGTCGAGAGTCAAAAAATTCACCTCCTGAGTAAAAACTTTTGCATTGGCAGTTGAAACTTTTCGACTTTTGTGCTATCATAGATGTGCTACCATTCTTGACAGCCGCGCGGCTCGATTTTATTTCGGACTGCGTTTGGCCTTGTTAAGGCCCGTTCGGTCTAATATTTTCAACTGACAGCTACATTATAGTACGAAAATTTGAGCTTGTCAATATGCTTAGGTGAAAATTTTGGCCTGCGGTTAAATTTTTCGGACTAAGGTGATCTAATGAGTTTCTTTGAGCGATATGCAGCCACTTGCACCGAACACGGAATTGAACCGTGCTCTCAAAAAGCCGCCGATCTTTTCGGCATTTCACGCTCCACAATTTCTTCGTGGAATACGAAAAACACATTCCCCAAAGGCGAAACCGTTGCAGCCATTGCAGACGCTTTGGGCGTGTCCGCCGACTACTTGCTGGGGCGTACAGATAATCCGATTGACCATGTGAACAGTGCTCCCGTTGTGGAAGATGCGCCGCGTGACTATATTGGAGCCGTCCCTGACTTCGTAACTAAATTCAGAATGCTTGATGACGTCGATAAAGCAAAAGCGGAAGCATACCTCGACGGGCTGCTTTCCGCTGATAAGTACCGGACTGAAATTCAAGCAAAGAATGCCTGATACGGCGCAAGGGGAAAATCCTCTATGTCGATTTTCAAAAAAGATTCAAGCTGTTTTGAGCCAATACATCCTGCGGAATACTATCAGAATTCCGATGACTGCATTGTGCGCAATGGGGCATACGACTTTACCCGCCTGTCTGCTGGCGAAAACCAGACAATCGTAGAAGTTTTGCGTGTAGCTGGTAGCGGCAAATACACCCCCGAACAACGCGCATTGGGTCTTGCAAGCGAATCCTCCGTAGTCAAATACAAGGCGAGAGCCATATTGAACGAAATTGTCGTACAGAAGTACAGCGAATCAAAAAGCCCTTTGGATGCACTCGCCGTTGGATTCGCATACCAAACTAAAGGAGCTATCGGGCGCCAGCAGGCCATTGTATACTTTGAGAAATATTTAGGCACGGCATCATCTCAAATAGTTGCCGAGGCGCAGCGTGTTATGTTTGACGCCAACGACCCATTTTTTAGCTATAAATTGGCCGAGCTTTATGAACAAGAAGGACTGTGGGATTCAGCCCTGAGATATGCGCTCAAAGCCCAAAGTACGGACAAAAATTGCGCTCCGGCTTTCCCACTTTTGGTCGGTAAAATCTATCGGCGCATAAGCCCGGCTGAATCGCAAGCGTATCTTCAAAAGTACATGAGAGACGAGCACTACAAACCGTATATGCCGCTGTTTCAGAAAGAACTTGATATATCCTCCGAATGGTTGGAAAACTCATACACATACACGCCAAGACCATATAAGCCCTCAAAGCGCGCCCTCCAAATGGAGGCGGACATCAAAGAAACTGCTCACAAGTACATAACAAACGAAAAAGCCCTTCTGCTGGGCGCAGAAGGGCGTAACGGGTAACAGATATGTCAGTAGATATTAAATGGCAGGTGCCAAAGGCACAGCCGGAGGCAAACGAACTGGCCGTCGTATATGCTCGGTACTCAAGTCACAGTCAGGGAGAACAGTCCATCGAAGGGCAGCTCTCCAACGCGAGAGACTACGCCGCCGCACACGGCTACACCATCGTGCATGAATACGTTGACAGAGCAAAGAGCGGTCGGACGGATAACCGCGCCGAGTTCCAGCAGATGCTGAAGGACACGGCCAAAAGGCAATTCAGTGTTATCATTCTCTGGAAGGTTGACCGCTTCGGACGTAACCGCGAGGAGATCGCCATAAACAAGATGAAGTGCCGCAAGAACGGCGTGCGCGTCGAGTATGTGGCGGAAACCATCCCTGACAGCCCGGAGGGCGTGATCCTCGAAAGCGTGCTGGAAGGCTTCGCGGAGTATTACAGCCTACAGCTGTCGCAGAACATCCGTCGTGGCCGTGCTGAGAGCGCCGAGAAGTGCCAGTCGTTGGGCGGAAACCGCCCGCTGGGGTACAAGACCGGACCGGACAAAAAGTTCGTCATAGACGAAAATACCGCGCCCACAGTGAAAATAATCTTCACCATGTACGCGGACGGCAAGACGGTTACAGAAATCGTTGACAAGCTGAACGAAATGGGCCTGCGGACGTTGCGCGGCGGACCCTTCACCAAGAACAGCTTGCATTCGATCCTGAAGAACAAGAAGTACATTGGCATTTACGAATACCAAGGCCACGAGATCAAGGACGGCGTGCCCCGGATTATCGAGGACGACGTGTTTAACAAAGTGCAGGAAATGCTGAAGATCAACAAGCGAGCACCGGCGAAAACATGGTCGCGCGCCGACTACATCCTCACGGACAAGCTGTTTTGCGGCAAGTGCGGCGCTCTGATGTTCGGCGAGAGCGGCACCAGTAAAACCGGCGCAAAGCATAATTACTACATCTGCTCCAACAAGAAGCGCTTCCGCTCCTGCGACAAAAAGGCCGTGCGACAGGCAGACATTGAGGACACCGTGCTCAACGCCACCCATGAACTGCTGCAAGACGACGAACTGCTGGACTACATCGTTGACCGCACATGGGAGTATTACCTTGCACAGGACAACAGTCAAGAGGAGCTGCGTAACCTTCAGCGGCAGCTTGCACAGACTGATACCGCCATATCAAACCTCATTCGGGCCATTGAGGCCGGAATACTGACCGAGGAAACCAAGAAGCGCATGGACGAGCTGACGCAGCAGAAAGCCGATTTGAAGGCGTCCATTGCCGACAGGGAGATAGCCCGTGGCTTCCACCTGAAAAAATCTCATATCGCGTATTATCTCCGCAGCCTGCGTGATGCTGACTGGTCGGACAAGGAGACACAAAAGCGCCTGATCCAGACCTTCGTGAATGCGGTATTTGTTTATGACGACCACATAACGCTGACTTACAACTTCAGCGGGGATAAAAACACCATCACACTGCGTGATATGCAGCGTTTTGAAGACGGGGAGGAGTTCGGATGCCGTGCGTCTCGCTCCACCATTGGACGTATATCCGAACCCTACATTGCGTGGGGAACGGTATTTGTCCAAACAAAAAGACACTCCTTACCGTAATGGTAGGGAGTGTTTTCTTTGTATCTAAGGCACTTAGGTGAGTTAGGTGAGTAATCGGGCTAAAATCCCTATAACTTCTTCTTAGTACGCGCGTATATAGAAATAGTTATAGGGAAATGTACCCGATTACTCACCTTCCTCACCTAAACTTTTTAAATTTAGGGGCAATTATAGTCTTACTTCTTCCCCTTCACCACGAACCCGGTGAACCCCGCCGCTTTCAGCTTTTCCAGCATCCTGTCGGCGTTGGCGCGGACGGCGAAGGCTCCCACCTGGACCCGGTACAGCACCTGTTCGGCGTCGGCCTTGGGTTCTTCGGCGGGCTTCTGCGTCTGAGCCGGGACGAAGGCCACGCCCAGGTACTTGCACAGACCCTTGGCGATGGCCTCGCCGATCTCCGTGGTGTGCTCCACGATCCACTTGGCACCCTCCACCGTGTCGTGGAATTCGCACTCACAGTATACCGTGGGAGCCGCCGGAGTCCGCACCTCGTAAAGGTTGGGGTTCTTCTGCACGTTCTCGGACGTTCCCGGCGTCAGCGGGGCCAGCTCCGCAAACACCGCCTTGCAGGCGTCATACCCCTTGCCGGGGATGGCGTAGCAGAACAGTCGGGTGCCCATGACCTTGCCGTTGCAGGCGTTGGTGTGGACGCAGTTGTGGACGTCCGCACCGAAGCTGTTGGACTGGGCGCAGCGCTGGGCCATGGTGGAACCCAGAGCCGCCACCTGCACCTCCACGCCGCTGCGGCGCAGGGCTGCCGCCTCCGCTTCGGCGATCTTCTGGCACTGGACGTGCTCGTTGGTGTTGCCCCAGGCGTAAGCGTTGCTCACCTGGTCGCTGGGGCTGATGTAGACCTTCTTACTCATCGCTATTCTCCTCTCCCGGCAGGTTCTCCTCTGCCGTGTCCTCAGTGTGTACCTTCAGCTTTTTCAGCAGGGCCTGCATAAAGCCCGGCACCGGTGCGCCAATGGCCGAAACATTCTCCAGGATGGACAGCAGCTCATTAATTACGAGCCAGATGATGACGATGCTGGCAAACAGGAAGTCCACCGGCCAGTTCCAGCCCAGGCTGTCCGCCCCGTAGCGCAGCAGCCAGTCCACCACGCAGGCCACCCCGACAATCACCAGATAGCCCACCTTTTTCAGGATGCCCCACAGGCCCACCCGGGAGGACAGCTCCCCGGCGTGCCAGGCCTTGGTCATGCCCGTGGCGTAGTCCAGCATCATCACCACCACCAGCACCAGCACCGGCACCAGCAGCTGAATGCCGTAAGCGCACAGCGCCCCCAGCGCAGCCGCCAGCGCGGCCTTGATCGTGTTTTCTTTCATGTAAAATCTCCTTTCCTGCCGCCTTGGGCGGCGTGATTACTGCGTGAATGCCTTGGCCGACAGATTGCCGCTGTTGTCCACGGCGATGATGTACAGGGTGCCGTTGGGGGCCTGCACAAATACGTTGGCCATGTTCTGCTTGACCTCATCACCAAACTGCATGGGGGTACCTACCCACACCTGCTTATAGGCGATCTCCTGGTTCTTGGTGATGATGGCCCCGGCGGCATCACCGTTGCCCACGATACGAATGAACGCCACACTGAGATCGTTAATGGTAATACTAAAGCCCTTGCCGTCGCTGTCGAATACTGCATCGTAGGAGGTCCCGGAGGTGGCTTTGTATGTCACAGCGCCAGTAGAAGTCTTCATGCCATTGTACTGCACGGCAATGGGCCAGATGGAGCCGCCGCCGCTCTCAAAGGTGCCATCCGGGCAGCGCACCCGGATCACGTCCCCGGACTTGCATCCGATGTAATTGCTTGTTCACATGGTGTAGGTCCGCACGTCCGTGCTTTCTCCGCCGGAGCCATTGAGTCTAGTGTTGGGCTTAAAATCTGGGTCAGCCGTATTTAATGCATTCGTAAAATTCGGCTGCTGCTGGTATTCACCCTCGGCGGCCTGGACGAACGAGGTATCCGCCGGGGTGATGGGCGCGGCGACAGGCTGCCACCATCCGGAGCCGGTCCACCACTTGGGCTTGCCCAGGCTGCTGTCCCAGACGGACATACCCGGGTAATACTTATCCGCGTCCAGCGTTCCGCCCTGACCGGGCAGGGCAACGGTATCCGCCAGATACTGCCGGTTTCCGCTGGCGTAGCCATCGTAGGGCACCAGCCCGGAAGGGGTAGGATAGAAGTAGCCGTTAAGCCCATCTGTCGCAAGAAAAATCTTGCTGTCTGCGCTGGGGATCGTGGCCAGCAGGTCGGGCAGCTGCCCGGTGCGCCCGGCGGACCGGATGATGGAAAACCCGATCAGCGACAGCGCAATCTGCGCGGTGGGGCCGGTTACGTCCACAAGCGCCGTGTTTGTGTAGGCGTCGGCGCTGCGCTCGTAGAACTGGAGCCCGCACACGGTGACCGTTGCGCGGTTGGCCATCATGATGGGCACGCCTGCCGTCTGCCGCCAGCCGTAAAAACCGTTAATGGTGAGATTGCTGTCTACCCCGGCGGAGACATACACCGCCGCGTCCTTGGACTCGGCCCCGCACCCGTTGAGCACCACGCCATTGCCGGTTATGCTGAAAATCGTCCCTGTGCCGCCGTCGCAGCACACCTGTGACAGGGAGCTGTAGGCGGACTGGATGATATACGGGTTGGCCGCGCCGCTGCAATAGACCCGTTCCAGGACGGTACTGGTGCCGTAGTCGATGTGGACGGCATTGGAGGCGCACACAAGATACAGGTCCGCCAGCCGCCGGATCAGCTGTCCACTGTAGGCATGGTTTTGGCGGCGTTGCCGGTTTTCTTGATGATGGCGGTGGACGGATTCTCGCCGATCAGCGCCGGACTGCGGCCCTCCCACCATTTGACGCCGTCGATGGTGGTCACCGCATCGCTGTAGGTCTGGATGACCAGCGGCGCGGTGATGATGTAGGTGCCCGCCGGGACATACACGGCCATGGCCAGCGTCGACACAGCCCTGTCAATGGCCGCCTGAATGGCCGCCGTGTCATCCGTGCTGCCGTCACCCTTGGCCCCGAAGTCCCGGACGTTCAGGATGCCTCCGGTTTTTTTCTTCCAGCTGGCAGGGCGTCCGTCCGCCCCGACGGTATCCACCGCAATCTGGTCGCCTGCGGACAGCCCCGACAGGCCCATTGCGCCGGCAATGGAGGAAGCCGTCACGCTGGCGTCGGACCCGGCGGGGCCTCGCGGGCCGGTATCGCCCTTGGGTCCCTTCAGATTGGCCAGAGCCACCACATTGTCCCAGTTTTTCCCATCGCCGGAAAACTGGATGTATCCGCCCTCCACCCGCATGGACGAGACCGCCGGGTGCTCCGTCAGATAATCCGCTACCGCCTGGGCGACGCTCTCCGGCTGCACCGCAATCAGCCGATTGAGCTTTTCCGTGAGCTGATCGTACACATCCTCCGCCGGGTCTGCCGGAGCGCCGCCGGGGGTGGTGACAGACGGCAGCACCCGCAGGTCCGCCGCCCGGCTGGTGTGCAGGTCCCCGGCGTACAGGCCCACGGACGCCCGCCCCGACGTGCTGAGCACCGGCAGGGCCGCCGTA